CCAGCCTCCGTGTTGGTACTACCGACAACGATATCAACGCGTTGAAGAACAACGGTTCGATTCCTGAAGGTTACACAATTAACCACTTCTTGACGGACAGCAACGGCTGGTATCTGACCACTGACGTGCCTAACGGTATGAAGCACTTCGTGCGTTCGCCTTTGGCTAACTCAATGGACGGTGATTTTGACACCGGAAACGTGCGTTACAAGGCCCGCGAGCGTTATTCGTTCGGCTGGTCTGACCCTCTGGGTATGTACGGCTCGCCCGGTTCGTCCTAAAAACCAAGGGTTTATCCCTAGTTTTAAGGCCCTTCGGGGCCTTTTTCTTTGTCTACGTTTTGGCGCACTGATTACCTGTGTCGTAACGCAGGAGGCATCTTGCACCCCCCTGAGAAATAGTGTATATTGCTCTCATTCCGGGGTTACCGGCGTATCAAACTGTCCCGGCAGACGACATACCGATTGATGCGCTTCACTTGTATGTAAGGACTCATCATGGGATTCGCTACTCACCTTGGCCCTTGGCTCTTGGGCACTGTCAAAAACACCACCGGCACTACCGCTGGCACTATCCGTAATTTGGGCGCTACTATCGTTGCCCAGACCTACACAGCCCCCACTTCTGTCATTCTGGCAAGCCCTGCTGCACAACTGATGTTCGTGCTTCCTGCTGGCGCTAAGATTGTTCGTTTTGGCCTTGAAGTCAATGTTGCTTTGACTGGCGCGTCTAACTGCGGCGTTACCATCGGTAGCAGCGGCACTGCCAATCTGTACATGGCTACGGTCAACACCGGCACTTCAGCGGTTCAAACTTCTCCAGCCACTATTGCAGCAGCTACTTCAGGTGTTTATGACAGCATTGGCACGACTGATGCGCTCATATACGGTACGTTTACTGCGGCTACCGCTGACGCTACTGCCGGTACGATTACTGTCACTGTTGAGTACATCGTTCGTGACTCTGACGGCTCTGCCAATCCATCTGCAACCCAGCAGTAATTAGTCTCGGGGGCTTCGGCCCCCGTTTTACAGGAGATTGATTATGATGCAGACAGACGTTAAAGCTACGCACGTAGAAGCTACGGGCACAGTGGTATCTGGGCGCAACCGCCTCAAGGCATACCATTGCATTTCCGGTGGGACAGCAGGTGACGTTATTTTCCGAGACGGAGGTGCTTCTGGCACGATTCGCCTGCAATTTAATATTGGTACAGGTACGCAACCCGTTTCATTGCTCATCCCCAGCGAAGGCATTTTGTTCAATACGGACATCCATGTAACGCTTCCTACCGCCGCAAAAATTACGACGTTCTATGGCTAAGAAAACCCCTTCCCTTGCAGTTGGTCGTGGCGAGAAGCTGCCCGTCTCCAAGGGGGCCGGGTTGACGGCTAAGGGCCGTGCCAAGTACAACGCAGCCACAGGCAGCAACCTGAAGGCTCCACAGCCCCAAGGTGGCCCGCGCAAGGACTCGTTCTGCGCCCGCATGAGCGGTATGCCCGGCCCAATGAAAGACGAAAAAGGTAAGCCTACCCGCAAGGCGGCTTCTTTGGCAAGATGGAAATGCTAGGAGCACGCTATGGTTGATTACAAACGCAAGATGGGTATTGAAGAGGACAAGGATTCTCCCGCGTATTACCGGGAAAAAGAAAACGTCCGCATGAGCAAACCCGGCAAGTACGACAGTATTCGCCCCGCTGGTGAAGAAGAGCGCCTTTCAAAACGTAAATCGGAAGGCTTGAAACAGGCAGCAATGGGTGCAGGGTTAGCCCCCGCTTCTATTGCTTTTGAAACCGCTTTTGGTGGCCGTTCCAGTGGAAATAAAGGCCCCATAGGTGCTGGTGCAGAGCAACTTGCTGGTGCTGGCGACAGACTTGTAAAGTCCACAAAAGAAGCTGCGGATTCTATTGGCGGAGGCCTTCGTCAATACAAGAACGCTAAGTCGGAAGCAGCGGATTTGGATACGGAACTTGACAGCCAAACAAAACGTGAAACCCGAGGCAAAGCCAAAGGTGGCATGACCAAAGCCTACGCCAAAGGCGGCTCAGTATCCGCCCGTGCAGACGGTATTGCCCAGCGTGGCAAGACCAAAGGACGGATGTGCTAAATGGACTTGAACTCAGCATGGTCAGCAGCGTTGACCTTAACAACGACCATCATTGGCTTTTTGTTGAAAGAGAAGTTCAACGAGTTAAAGCGGTTGGACATACTGCTCAACAAGACACGAGAGGAAATGGCCCGTGATTACACTACTCAAGCAGAAGTGCAGCGCATTACTGACCACATTGACCAACGGTTTAACCGCCTTGAAGCAAAAATTGACCAGCTTATTCAAGCGGGGAAGTGATGCCAGCGACAAGCCCTAAGCAAAAGAAATTTATGGATGCTGCGGCGCACAATCCAGCGTTTGCCCAGCAGGCCGGGATACCTCAGTCCGTTGCAAAAGACTTTAGCGAGGCTAGCAAAGGAATGAAGTTTGGTAAGGGGCCCAAAGCGCGGCCTGATTTGCAACGTATCAACAAGCCTGAAACTCGACAAGGCAAAATGGAACTATTTAAGAAAGGTGGAAACACTATGGCCTCTAAAATGCCCGCAGCCCTCATGGCTAAATTTGAAAAGTCTGGCAAGGACGTTGAGAAAAAAGGGGCCAAAGAAGGCTCTAAGAAAGAAATGATGATGGACCGGATGCAGATGAAGACGAAGAAGATGGCTTCTGGTGGTCTGGCTTCTGGTCACAAGAGCGCCGACGGTATTGCCTCCAAAGGTAAGACCAAGGCTCGTCAAGTGAAGATGAACAAGGGCGGCATGGCCTGCTAAGGAGAAAATCATGGCTGAAGATAAAAAACCCTCCAACTACGATGAAGTAGTGGATGCCAAGATGCAGGCAAAGAAAGACGCTGTATATGACGCTGCTGACAGTACTCCTGCAAACCCGAAGTCTGCTGGTGCTGGCCAAGGCATGCGCGGGGTCAAGAAGATGGCTAAAGGTGGTTCCGCTTCTAGCCGTGCAGATGGCTGTGCTCAACGTGGCAAAACTCGGGGAATGATGCTGTGATGGCTTCCCGTGGCATGGGTGATATCAACCCATCCAAGATGCCCGGCGCGAAGAAAAAAGCGCGTCGGGATAACACCGACTTCACGCAATACGCTGAAGGCGGCAAGGTCAATGCTGCGGGAAACTACACCAAGCCTAGCTTGCGCAAACGTATCGTGTCTCAGGTGAAGGCTGCGGCCACACAGGGCACAGGTGCAGGGCAATGGAGCGCAAGAAAAGCGCAGCTTGTAGCCAAGAAGTACAAAGCCGCTGGTGGAGGGTACAAGGATTGAAAGCACCGCAGCAATCCCTGAAAGCTTGGGGGGACCAGAAATGGCGTACCAAGTCGGGAAAGCCGTCGTCGAAGACAGGTGAACGATACCTCCCTGAAGCTGCTATAAAGTCCTTGTCCCCATCCGAGTACGCTGCAACCACTAAAGCAAAACGCGCTGGTAAAGCAGCAGGTAAACAGTTTGTGGCGCAACCCAAGAGCATTGCAAAGAAAACAGCAGGTTTTAGATAATGGCCAATACCTCCGGCTCCACAGCTTTCAACCTTGACCTCACCGAGTTGGTCGAGGAGGCTTTTGAGCGGGCTGGAAGTGAGTTGCGTACGGGCTATGACATGCGCACGGCGCGGCGCAGCCTCAACATCATGTTTGCCGACTGGGCTAACCGGGGCATCAACCTGTGGACGATTGAGCCGGGCACGATTACCTTGGTGCAAGGGCAGAATACCTACGCCCTGCCAGACGACACGATTGACTTGCTGGAACACGTCATCCGTACGGATGCCAACAGCACTTCCAACCAGTCTGACCTGACCATCACCCGCATCAGTGTTTCTACTTACGCCACTATCCCGAACAAGCTGACCCAAGCGCGGCCCATCCAGCTTTGGATTCAGCGGTACAACGGGCAGACTTCCGTAGTAGGGTTAACCCTAGCTACCACAATCACGAGCACTAGCACCGAAATCACCTTGAGTTCCACAGTGGGTTTACCCGCTTCTGGGTTCATCAAGATTGACTCAGAGACCATCAACTACGGCTACATAGATGGGAACACCCTCTATAGCTGTTTCCGTGGGCAGAACAACACCACTGCGGCGTCCCATAATTCTGGGGCTACCGTCTATTGGCAGCAGCTTCCCGCCATCACCGTCTGGCCTACACCCGACAATGCACAGACATACACGTTCGCCTACTGGCGGCTACGCCGCACCCAAGATGCTGGCGGCGGTGTGAACATCATGGACGTGCCATTCCGGTTTATCCCCTGCATGGCGGCGGGCTTGGCGTTTTATATTGCAGGCAAGATTCCTACCGGTATGGAACGCCTACCCATGCTCAAGCAGCAATACGATGAGACTTGGGAGCTTGCGGCATACGAAGACCATGAGAAAGCGGCCCTCCGTTTGGTGCCGCGACAGACCTATATCGGGCGGTAGTCATGGGCAATAGATTCGCTTCTGGCAAGAATGCAATCTCCGAATGTGACCGTTGCGGTCAACGGTTTAAATTGAAGGTTCTACGCACAGAAATCATCAAGACGAAGAACTACAATCTCTTGGTATGCCCTGCATGTTGGGACCCTGACCAACCGCAGCTACAGCTAGGTATGTTTCCTGTAGACGACCCACAGGCTTTGCGTAACCCACGCCCTGACCGTAGTTACGTAGCTTCTGGCCTAGATGTACTGGGGTATCCCGGTGGGGGTAGTAGGGACATCCAGTGGGGATGGAATCCTATTGGTGGGAGTAGTAATTTTGATGTGGGTTTGACCCCCAACTACTTGGTCGGAACCACGAGTGTTGGCACGGTAACAGTAACGGTTTCATAGGAGTCCATGATGGCTAAAGAAGACATGAAGAGTGACAAGGCGCAAGACAAGGCCATGATTAAGAAGGCGTTTAAGCAGCACGATGCTCAAGAGCATAAAGGTGGCAAAGGCACTTCGTTGAAGCTAAAAAAGGGTGGGCCGACTACGGATGACCGTATGCGCCTTGGTCGTAATATGTCGCGTGCGGCAAGCCAAAAAACGGGGTAAATCATGGCATACAGTATGAAAAAAGGCGGTAAGGAAGTTGGTCAAGCCAGCGTCTACGCCAAGCCGCACACAATGGATGGCAAGGCAATGAAGATTGCTTCAAGCCCCGGTAAAGAACCTAACCGCAGCAAGATGGACACGCTAGACATCAGCGTTGGTGGCATCAGCAAATCTGCTGGGGATGAACAGACCAAGACAGCTGGTATCAAAATGCGGGGAACTGGCTGCGCTACTAAAGGCACAATGTCAAGGGGCCCGATGGCATGAACTATTCTGAGCTTGTATCGGCGATACAGACCTACACGGAAAATAACTTTCCGACGATCACCCTTGCGGATTCGTCTACGGTCTCGTCTACGGCTCAGATTAACCGTTTCATCCAACAGGCAGAACAGCGCATCTACAACACGGTGCAGTTCCCTTCTCTGCGTAGGAATGTGACAGGGGTTACTACTTCAGGTAACAAGTACTTAGCTTGCCCCGATGACTTCCTTGCCCCGTACTCTTTGGCTGTTTACACTACGTCCGGCCCGTTCATATACCTACTGAACAAGGATGTGAACTTCATCCGTGAGGCGTACCCAACGCCAACTGATACGGGAACCCCCAAGTACTACGCTTTGTTTGGCCCAGCCGTTGTAAGTTCGGTCATTAGTAACGAGTTGTCGTTCATCCTTGGCCCTACACCCGATGCGGTCTACAACGCTGAACTGCACTACTACTATTACCCCGAGTCCATCACCTCCGCAGGTACTACATGGCTTGGGGACAACTTTGACACTGTGCTGCTGTACGGTTCGCTAGTTGAGGCGTACACTTTTATGAAGGGTGAAGCCGACCTAATCGCGCTATACGACGGTAAATATAAAGAGGCATTAGTTCTTGCTAAACGTCTGGGTGATGGTATGGAGCGTCAAGACGCTTACCGTAGTGGTCAGTATAGACAGGCGGTGACATGAGCATTGTCCAGACGCAGACCACCAGCTTCAAGGAAGAGTTGTATCAGGCCGTCCACAATCTGGCTACAGATACCATCTACATTGCCTTGTACAACGGTAACGCCAACTTGAATGCAGATACCACGGCCTACACAACCTCCAATGAAGTTGTGGCTGCTGGATACACAGCGGGTGGCAATGCGTTGACTGGAGTAGCTATTAGTTCTTCTGGTTCAACGGCGTACGTGAACTGGGCAAACACATCTTGGGCTGCTGCAATCACGGCCCGGTGTGCGTTGATTTACAACGTGACCCAAGGCGGCAAGTCTATTGCAGTGATTGACTTTGGTGCAGATAAGACTTCGACTACCACGTTCACTATAACGATGCCCGCTAACACGGCTACTACGGCGCTCATTAGAAGTTCGTAGGAAGCAGCATGGCTACTTGGACACCTATAGATACAAGTACTGATATAGCGGTATCGTATGACTTCAACCCGTATGCTACTTTGGCGTTTGCTGAAGGGGCGTTTGCAGACGGTACGGTTTATGACCCGTGGAGCAGTATTGGCACTGCGCAGTCGCCAAATTGGGGTGTAATAACAACTGGGACTTCACTGTCGTATGACTTCAACCCGTACGCCACCTTGGCTTTTGCTGAAGGTGCTTTTGCTGACGGTACGGTCTATGACCCGTGGACGTTGATTTCTACGTCCTAAGTAAAAAGGAATGATATGGCGCTCGTAATTGCGGATAGAGTCAGAGAGACCTCCACTACAACCGGTACAGGTGACATTGTTTTGGGTGGCGCACCTGCTGGTTTTATATCGTTCTCTAGTGTTATGGCTAACACGGATACCACCTACTACGGCATCGTGGGCGGTAACTCTTGGGAAGTCGGTGTAGGGACGTACTCTTCTGTAACCAATTCGCTATCCCGTACGGTAGTCCTTGCGTCGTCCAATGGTGGGTCTCTTGTCAGCTTTGGTTCCGGCACTAAGAACGTGTTCCTTACCCAGCCTTCAGAACGTGCTGTCTACGTAAACGGTAACACTGTGGTTGCTGCAAACGGGGCCACTGTACCCAACTCATTGCTTGCTAACAGCAGCATCACTATCAACGGCGTAACCATCCCTCTTGGTGGTTCTTCTACGACTGTTCCCCCGGCCTACCCACTAGTAGGCGCTACGCTTATTGACAGCCTTACACAAGGTACGGTGGTTACGGGCAATTCGGCATTTGATGCGTTGAGTGTTACTCAAAGTGGTTCTGGCGACGCGCTTGTTGTTACTCAGGCTGGGTCAGGCAATGCCCTAGTAGTCGAGGACACTTCAAGTCCTGACGGTTCTCCTTTTGTAATCACTGCAAACGGCAGCGTGGTAGCGGGGTATACAAGCACTATCAACGCAGGTGGAGCGGTCAACCCTAAACTTGAAGTGTTGGGCACAACGGCATCCCTAAGCACAATTGCAGTAGGGCGTTGGAGCGCGGATACAAGCCCATCTAGTCTGTACGCAATCAAGTCTCGCGCAGCTACGATTGGTGAAGCCTCCACCATTGTGCAATCCGGTGACCAGATTGGTCAGGTAGTCTTTACCGCAGACGACGGGGTTACGTTCATTCAAGCGGCGACCATCGTTGCAGAGGTTGATGGCACTCCCGGCGCGTCCGATATGCCCGGGCGTTTGGTGTTCAAGACTACCCCTGACGGCTCTGCTACCCCCACTACGGCGCTCACCATCAACAACGCACAGCAGATTGGCGTAGGCCCTGCGCCTGTAACCAGTAAGGGTACGTTTCAAGTTGGCACGATAGGTTACACCGACACCGGCATTGTGGTTGCTGCGGCTTCCAGTGTGGCTGGCTACAACCAGATGGTTTTGCAGAACACGAGTAATAACGCCGCTGCGTCTACAAACCTGAACATCTCTAACGATGCTGCTACTTCGACTACCAACTTTGGCGAGTTTGGTATCAACTCCTCTACCTTTACTGGTACGGGTTCGTTCAGCCAAGCGGGCTACACATACCTTGCTTCAGCATCTACAGACTTAGTAATTGGTACGTACGCATCAAAATCCATTCGTTTTGTAATCAACAACGGGGCAACGGATGCGGCAATTATTGACACCGCTGGTAACGTCGGAATTGGTATTGCTCCCACTGCATACCTAACCCTCAAGGCCGGTACAGCAACTGCTAGCACTGCGCCATTGAAGTTCACCGCTGGAACCAATTTGACCAGCCCTGAAGCAGGCGCGTTTGAGTTTGATGGCAATGCGTTCTACTCTACCGATGACGTTACTGGCGGGCGTGGGTACATTCCATCTGTTCACTACTTCCGTTTAACTTCCGATATCACAGCGTTTGGCCCCGCTATCGCCAACTACTTTGGCACTACCTCTGGCGTTCCCCTTGACAACAATATCTTCTACGAGTTGGAAGCCAATTTGTTTTTCACCAAGACCACAGCAGGTACGGTTACGTTCACGATGACGTTTACCAATGCCCCAGTGAATAACAACGCTTGGTATGTTGGAACACCTGTTGGCGGCATTGGAACTGTGGGCACGCCCCAGACAGCAGCTATTGCAAAGTCTACGGCAACTGCTGGCGCATTACCTGTCACCGGCTCTTTGACCACGGCAGTGAACCACCAATACCAGCTTTGCGCTATGTTTCAGACTAACGCGACCACGGGTGGTACGCTTAACATTCAAATTACTAGCAGTGCCGGTACTGTTACCCCACTGACTGGTAGCTACTACAAAATTACTCGACTCCCGTCTGCTAACTCGGGTGCGTTTGCCTAAAGGAATAGAGCATGACTACTGCATATACCTCTCTATTAGGGTTAGCCCTTCCTGTAACAGGAGAACTGTCAGGCACTTGGGGCGTTACGGTAAACGACTCCATCACTGGGTTATTGGACTCCGCTATTGCAGGCGCAACTGTATTAAACACCGATGCAGACGTAACGCTATCGACTACGGATGCGGTGGCTAACCAAGCTAGGCAGGCTATCCTCTTATGGACAGCAGGGGGCACGGTAACCCGCACCATCATTGCCCCCGCCAAATCCAAGGTCTACGTTGTAATTAACAAAACATCCGCTACACAGTCCGTCAAATTGTGTGGGCCGGGCCCAACCACGGGCATTACTGTAGGCGCGGGCAGTTCAGCAATTTGCGCTTGGAACGGTTCAGATTTTGTAAAAATCTCGGGTAGCGGCGGCGCTACAGGTGGTGGAGCCGACCAGATTTTCTATGAGAACGGTCAGACGGTGAACACCAACTACACCATTACAACCAACAATAACGCCGGTACATTTGGCCCTGTTTCTGTAGCCACTGGCGTGACGGTGACCGTTCCTACCGGCTCTGTCTGGTCTATCGTCTAAGGAGCCTATATGAGTTCAATTGCACTTTCAGGCAATGCAGCGGGTGCTGGTGTATTCACCATAGCCTCGCCCAACAGCGCCAGCAACTACACCATCACATTGCCCGCCGTTACCGGAGGGAGTTTTATTGCTAGTGACGCAAGCGGCAACGTGGGGATTGGTACTACAAGTCCTGTTTCTTTACTACAAGTTGGAAGTACTGCAACTAGCGATACAACATTAACTGTTGCCTCAGCAAACAACACAGCAGCACAAATAAACCTACTTGGTGACTTAGATTACACCTACGGCACAAATCTAAAATACGAAGGTAATGGAAACTACTTTGCGATAAGCTTGACTAATGCTGGTGCACTTACAGAACGGATGCGTATTGACTCCACCGGCAACTTGCTGGTGGGCATTACAAGTAATAACGCTTCAACACCTATAGCCTATTTTAATTCAACTGGTGCTTCTGCCGATGGTATTTGGGTGGCTAACACTAATACTGCTGCAGCCACGGCAGTGCTTTGGAACAAAGCCACTTCTGGTAATAATGTTTTCCAAACTTTCTGTACAGAAGGAACTATAACTACAAGAGGTAGCATTTCTTATAATCGTTCTGGTGGTTTAACCGCTTACAACACAACCTCTGACTATCGTGCAAAAACTGTTAAGGGTCCAGTTGAAAATGCATTGGCAAAAGTAGCTTTGTTAAAGCCGTCAACTGGTCGGATGAATGATGCAAGCATTGACATTGAATTTTTTGTAGCACATGAGCTTCAAGAAATTGTGCCATCCGCAGTAACGGGCGAAAAAGATGCGGTAAATGAAGATGGTTCACCAGCATATCAAATGGTTGACAAATCGGCGATTATTCCATTGCTTGCCGCCGCCATTCAAGAGCAGCAAGCCCTCATTACTTCCCTGACCGCCCGTGTTGCGGCACTTGAAGGAGCAACACCATGACCGCAAAAATTGACGGTACAAACGGGCTGCTTCAGTCCTACGACTACCAAGTCCCCGTCACAGGGTTTACGTACACGTTTGCTGCTGGTACTCAGGTGCTGGTGATGAACCCTGCTGGCACACTGGCTACTGGCACTATCACGATGCCCGCTTTGCCAGCGGATGGCATGACGATTACGTTTAGCAGCAGCCAGCAAATTACGGCGCTCACAATGGCGGGTAATGGCGCAACCGTAAGCAATGGAATAACCGCTTTGGCTGCTGGGCAGGCTATGGCGTACATCTATCGTGCTGCTTCTACAACGTGGTTTCCGTATGTAGCGGTGCCTTATGTAGCCCCGTCCCCGGGTTCACAGTTGGTCAGCGGCACTGCGGTCACCCTGACCACGCAGACCAACGTGGATTTCACCGGTATTCCATCTTGGGTAAAGCGTGTTACGGTGATGTTTAACGCAGTGTCGCTCAGTTCAACAACCCCCGACTTCTATATCCAATTAGGGTATGGCGCGACCCCTACTTTTGAAACTACAGGGTACACAGAAAATTCCGCGCAAATTAATAGCGCAGGCACTGCTGCGTTCAACGGCAATCTATCTACAGCATTTTTCTTTCAGCGAGCTTTAGCGGCAATTACCGACACGTTCTCTGGCATTATCGTATTGACCAACGTATCGGGAAATATATGGGCCCAATCTGGAAACATCACTAGGAACGGTAATAACCTAGTAACCATGTCTGCGGGCGTAAAAACCATTTCTGGCGGCGCACTGTCAGCAGTTCGGGTGCTACACAGCGGGACAACGGAAACCTTCGACGCTGGCTCCATCAACATTCTTTACGAGTAAACCACTATGACAACCACAATCAGCGGAAGCACTGGTGCTGCGGCACCGGGATTGCAATTGAGCGGCGCATACATTGAGGGTGTTGTAGGCATTGGCAACTCAGGCACGGCAAAGACCATTTCTCTGGCTTCTGGCACTTTTCAGACGGTGACCATGACGGGAAACTGTGTATTTACAATGCCCGCAACCACAGCAGGGCAATCGTTCATCCTAATCGTTAGCTCAGGAGCAGGTGGATTTACAGGCACGTTTACCAACGTGAAATGGCCTGCTAACACTGCGCCTGTTTTGACTTCGTCTGCTAACAATTGGGATATCCTGACGTTCGTAAGTAACGGCACTTACTGGTACGGTAACTACGCACAGGCTTATCAATAATGTTTGCAGCTAAAAACGCATTTATTGGTAAGGGTAGCACCGGGTACAACATTGCCCGTTCTGTGCGGTTTCGTGGTAGCGCATCAGCTTATTTGAACAAGACGTTTGCTAGTGCCGGAAACCAGCAAAAATTTACAATGTCGTTTTGGTTTAAGCGCAGCTCTTTGGGTGGGTTGGCGCTTAATGTGTCTGGCTGGTCTGGTAGTGGCGCTACCCAAGGTGGCGGGTTTGTTTACTTTAGTAATGACCAATTGATAATTAACCAGCAAACAAACAACGCCAACGATTGGGGCTTGCAAACAAACCAAGTATTTCGTGACCCATCCGCTTGGTATCATTTGGTTATTGCTGTTGATACAACGCAAGCAACAGCGGCGAATCGTGTGCTGGTGTATGTAAATGGTGTGCAGGTAACTTCTTTTTCTTCTGCTACTTATCCAACAATAAATCTCAACACCAAATTCAACGCAACAAATCAACGTATTGCGTCGTCGGATAACGGTGGGGCGGTCTATACCACGTTTGATGGGTATATGGCTGAGTACAATTTCATCAATGCCCAAGCCCTGACCCCCTCCAGCTTTGGCGCGTACAACATCTATGGTGTGTGGCAACCTAAGCAGTACACGGGCACATACGGCACTAACGGGTTCTACCTCAAGTTTGCTGACAACAGCACGGCGGCGGCGCTTGGCACTGACTCTAGCGGCAATGGCAACACCTGGACGGTGAACAACATCAGCGTAACCGCTGGCACTACCTACGATTCCATGACGGATGTGCCAACGCTGACAAGCGCGACAGCGGCGAACTACTGTGTGATGAACCCATTGTCAAATATTGGCACTGGAAATTTGTATACGTTTTCCAATGGGAATTTAAGCACCACTGTTAATGTGTCTACTGGCGGCAGGGGTATTGTTTCTACTTACGGAATGACTTCTGGGGCAGGAATTAAATACTATGTTGAAATTAACGTAACGTCTTTTGGCGCTTCAAATAATTCAGATTATGGAATATTGAACACGTCTACTACAGTAATGACAACGGGTAGTTTTGTTGAAGCTGGATGCATTGGTGCTTACCTATCCAACGGATATGCAATGAGCGCAACTGGCAAAGTAATGAACAATGGGTCTACGCTTGCGTCTGGACTTGCTACGTTTGTTGATGGAGATATTGTTCAAATTGCTTACGATGGAACAAATATTTATTTTGGCAGGAATGGCACTTGGTTAAATTCTGCTGTTCCAGCATCTGGTACAGGTGGCTTTAGTGTTGCGGCAGGAACATACGGTATCGCAATGGGTGCTAGTGCAAACACAACAAAAACATCTACTGCAAATTTTAACTTCGGTCAACGCCCGTTCACCTACACCGCGCCCACTGGCTTTGTTGCGCTGAACACCTACAACCTGTCCACGCCTACGATTGCCAACGGTGCAGCGTACATGGCGGCTACGCTGTACACGGGTACGTTGTTAAGCAATACCATCTCTAATGCAGTAAATAGCGTAAGTTTTCAGCCTGATTTTGTGTGGATTAAGTCACGGTCTGCTGCAACTGACAACAAGCTAACAGACGTTGTGCGCGGTGTAACTAAGGCGCTTATATCCAATACCACGGGCGCAGAAACAACCGATACGTTTGGTTTGACTGCGTTTAACAGTAACGGATTTACGGTAAGCACAGACACCACTTACAACAACAGCGCAGCTACCTATGTCGCATGGCAATGGAAAGCCAACGGCACAGGCGTATCCAACACCGATGGCTCTATTACCAGCACGGTGAGCGCAGGGGCTACGCAAGGGTTTGCTGTGGTGACCTACACGGGTACAGGCGCGGCTGCAACTGTGGGACATGGGTTGGGCAATGTACCAAGCATGATTATTGTGAAAAAACGCAGCGGCCTTGGCACTACTTGGGCTGTTTACAACGTAAACATTGGCGCGGCAAACTCGGTGTCGTTGAATTCTACAGCGGCATCCTCTGCCCAAAACTATTGGAACAGCACAACCCCTACCTCATCTGTTTGGTCTATGACAGGCAACGCTGAAGTAAATGGTTCCGCTGAAACCTACGTTGCTTACTGCTTTGCCCCAATAGCAGGGTTTAGCGCATTTGGCAGCTACACGGGTAATGGCTCTACCGATGGGCCGTTTGTGTATCTTGGGTTCAAGCCTCGCTGGATAATGCTGAAGAAAACAAACGCAATAGGCAACTGGTCAATCATTGACACCTCTCGGCAAAACTACAACGTGGAAGGCCCGTACTTGAATCCGAATTTGTCGGATGCGGAAACCACGGGTAGCACTATCTACGATATGTTGTCAAACGGATTTAAGCTGCGGGCAACCACTGGTGTAAACGATAGTGGTGCAACCTTTATCTACGCCGCTTTTGCCGAAAACCCATTCAAATATGCTTTGGCAAGGTAGACTGTAAATGATAGACCCCTTTACCGCATTTGCAGCCGCTCAGGCAGCGGTCAAAGGAATTCAAGCTGCTATAAAATTAGGCAAGGACATCAACGGTATTGCGTCAGACCTTGGAAAGTTTTTTGAAGCCAAAGACATTGTTCAACAGGCCGCGAACAACCCCAAGAAGTTTAAATCGGATACCGCACAGGCGCTAGAGACGGTGATGCAGGCAAAGCAGCTTGCCGAGGCTGAGATTGATTTAAAGAACACGTTGATATGGTCGGGCAATGCAGATGTGTGGGAAGGTGTGCTGCTGGAGCGCAACAACATCATCCAGCGACGCAAGAAGGCAGAGATGGAAGCGGCAATGGCTAAAGCCAAGAAGCGCCAGCAGATAATGGAAGCGGTCAGCATGACGTTTTGGATTTCAATATTCTTATCTGCAATTGGCCTGAGCTACTTTTTTACAACCCTCTTTCTGGAGAGACGTACATGATTCCAATACTTGGTGCCCTGCTGGGCACGTTGGCAGAAAACGGGCTGGGGCTGCTGTCCTCTGCTATTCAGGCCAAGGGCAAAGAAGTCGTAGAGAACACTTTGGGCGTAAAAATTCCTGACAACCCCACGCCAGAAGATGTCGCCAAGCTGCGGCAGCTTCAATACGACCATGAAGAACGGTTGCTTGAGCTAGGCATTGAAAAAGCCAAGATGGAGTTGGCTGAACTGGAATTGCTTGCCAAGGCCGCTCAGAGCGATGCCGACAACGTCACAGACCGGTGGAAATCAGATATGTCATCGGACTCTTGGCTGTCCAAGAATATCCGGCCCATCAGCTTGATTGCCATTTTTGTAGGCTACTTTTTGTTCACCATGATGTCGGCCTTTGGATACAGCCCGCAAGAGAGTTTCGTAAGCCTCTTGGGGACATGGGGGCAGATAGTGTTCTTGGCCTATTTTGGCGGCAGGACTGTGGAAAAGCTGGCTGAAATGAGGAGCGCAAAATGAGCCTAAGCACTGAACAAGCCGCATTCCTGCTGGATTTCTGTAAGCTGGTGCAGTACGCCACCGACCAAGGTTTTATGGTTACCGGCGGGGAACTTGCCCGCACCCCCGAACAGCAGGCCATTTACTTCAAGACGGGCCGTAGCAAGACCATGAACTCCATCCACCTGAAGCGTTGTGCTGCCGACCTCAACTTCTTCCGTGATGGCAAAATCATCTGGGACAAGGCCATGCTGGCGCCCATTGGCGCGTATTGGGAAAGCCTGTACCCTAAAAATCGTTGGGGCGGAAATTTCAAGTCGCTGGTAGACTGCCCGCACTTTGAACGCAATGTGTAACCACCTGCCATGCCATTACAAAAAGTTCTTCTCAAGCCCGGTGTAAACAGGGAAAACACCCGCTACACCAACGAGGGCGGTTGGTACGAGTCGGAGAAGATTCGCTTCCGCCAAGGCACGCCCGAGAAAATTGGTGGTTGGGCGCGTATATCGGCTGCTACGTTCCTTGGAGTGTGCCGGTCTTTATGGAATTGGGTGACGTTGGGCTCACAGAACCTGCTTGGCGTGGGTACTAACCTCAAGTTCTACATTGAAAACGGTGGCATCTATTACGACGTTACCCCCATTCGTGCCCAGTACACGCTGACCAACCCGTTTGCAACAAACGGCACTACTACGGTCACAGTCACTCACTCAGGCGGTGGGTTTGCGAACAATGCGTTTGTGACGTTCTATGGCGGCACAGCCGTTGGCGGGCAGACTATTACCGGTGAGTACCGAATAACGCTCGTAGACCAAAATACCTACACAATCACTATTGCTACTGCGGCTACTACGGCTACTGGCGGTGGGACAGTCTATGCTGTGTACCAAGTAAACCCCGGCCCCGAGTACGCAGTTCCGTTGACTGGGTGGGGCGCTGGCGCATGGGGGGCTGGTACGTGGGGCATTGGCGCTACTTCTAGCGATTCGCTACGGCTTTGGAACCAAATAAATTGGGGGGAAGACCTTGTATACGGCCCTCGTGGTAGTCCACTCTACTATTGGAATGCAAACATTGGCTATCAAAACTCATCAATCACTGTAACCATTGCAACTCCATGCGTAGTGACGGCGTCTATCAACCTCCCGGACGCGACCCCTATCACGTTGGCTACTACAGATGCACTGCCTACAGGACTACTGCCCGGAGTGGTTTACTACACAAAACAAATTACTTCCACCACGTTCAATCTAGCCCTTACCCCCGGCGGCGCATCCATCAATACATCTGGTACGCAATTTGGCGCGCAAAGTATTTCTCCTCGGGGAATTTTGCTGTCTAAGCTAGACGGTGCAGATGCAGACACTCCAAAATTTCAAAATGCAATGACGGTGTCAGACGCAAGCCGGTTTTTGCTTGTCTTTGGTACAAATGATTACGGAAGCACTGTCCTTGACCCCCTACTTATTCGTTGGTCTAACCAAGAGTCATTAACTACATGGACTCCAGCAATAACCAATCAAGCTGGTAGCGCACGCCTGTCCCACGGTTCGGAAATTGTTACTACCTTGCAAAGCCGCCAAGAAATTTTAGTGTGGACTGACCAAGCCTTGTACTCATTACAGTACCTTGGCCCTCCCTATGTGTGGGGCACACAACTTCTAGTTGACAACGTGTCAATTGCCAGCCCCAATGCGGCATCTGTTGCTTCAGGCGTTACCTACTGGATGGGCGTAGACAAGTTTTACAAGTACGATGGTCGAGTTCAGACTTTGCGTTGCGACTTACGTCAGTACATTTACGGAAACATCAGTACGACCCAATACGACCAGATTACATCTGGTACAAATGAAGGCTTTAACGAGGTCTGGTGGTTCTATTGCTCAGAAAACAGCATAGTCAACGACAGATACGTCATATACAACTACGCAGAAGACCTGTGGTACTACGGTTCTATGGGACGCACAGCTTGGTTGGATTCTGGTTTGCGAACCTACCCTCTAGCTGCCACATACAGCAACAACATTGTCAACCATGAATTTGGTGTAGATGACAACCAGACGGGGACTACACAGCCTATTGTGGCCTCCATAACATCTTCCCAGTACGACATTGGGGACGGGCATAACTTTGCGTTTGTGTACCGCATGCTGCCTGACCTGACGTTCCGTGGGTCTACGGCGGGTACAACTCCTGCGGTGACCATGTACTTGCAAGGGCTGACAAACTCTGGTTCGGGGGTTACCCAATCAGGCAACGCAGGGGTCACCTACACTGGGCAAGCCCCATCTATCATCAACGTAGACCAGTACACCGGGCAGATTTACATTCGTCTCCGGGGTCGCCAGATGCAGATGCAGCTTACGTCCAACACAATCGGTACACAGTGGCAGCTTGGCGCTCCTCGTATTGACATCCGTCCTGACGGTAGAAGGTAAGCATGGCTCAAAAAAACGTAGTCGCCCCCCGGCTTCCTGCCGCCCCAGAAGAATATGACCCTCGGGCGTTTAACGAGCTTTTTCGGGTTATTTCGATATACTTCAGGCAATTGGACAACAAAGGCCCCATAGCTGCCGGGACTCAACGGGATGGGACTGAAGTAATTGCGGCTTTAAGTTTTCCGCCCAATGTTGGGGCAACTGCGCCTAGCTTGCCAACACAAACCGAACTAGCCAATTTGCGGGTTGGGGACATCTATTACGACACGACTGCTGGTAACGTACTAAAGGTAAAAACATGAGCCTTCAACTTGTCGCCAATCACTTAGCCCAAAAGGGCAGAGGCCCAGACTCCACCCTTGTCCATATGACCCCCGGAGAGGTAGCGAGCTTGCAATCTTTGGCTCAACAACATGGTGGCTCTCTAAGTATTAACCCTCAGACTGGACTCCCCGAGGCTGGGTTTTTGTCTGCTCTGCTGCCTATGGCGGCTGGTGCTGGGTTGGCGGCTATGGGTATGCCTTCTGGCTACGCTGCGTTGGCTGTTGGTGCTACGTCTGCTGCGACCAATGGTGGAAATATGAGAGAAGCCATGAAGGATGGTTTTTTAGCATACTCTGGCGCGGGCGTAGCCGATTCGTTTATGGGGGCCGGTGCGGCTATGCAAAGTGGTGCGGCTACTTCTGCTACGGCTCCTACGGTGCTTGAGACTTCTGCGGGTGCAACATCTCCATACGCCCTTACTGGTTCTTCTACCGCGCCTTCAACTGCTGGCTATTCTTTGGGGGAGTCGAGCAGCTTCCTTAATAAACCCTTACCCACACTGGCCAGCGCAGCACCAGCCGAAGTAGCTCAAGCAGCGGCAGCGGCAACCCCTGCGGCCCAACAAGCGGCAGCATTGGAGAGTATGGACATGAGCCAGCGTTTTGACGCGCTCAAAGCTGGAGCCAGCGGTTCCAATGCAATGAAATACATCAAGGCCAATCCATTTACGTCTTTGGGCGTGGCCTCTATTGCAATGACCCCGGATGAGAACAAAACGCCCCAAAAGGCTACAGACAGCGACCGTGGGCCTAGGGCTGGACTTAACTACTACCCTAACTGGAGCAATCCAACTCCTAAACCCAACATGCAAGGTATCGAGCAGACCTACAACCGCCCCTACTACGCTGCCGAGGGTGGCGTTACGCACATGGCTGAAGGCGGCAGCACGGGAGGTAAAGACTACGATGGCGTAGCAATGAGTCCCGCTATCCGTGAACTGCTAGCCCAACACGACAGAAGCCTGCGCGAAATTCAACGCTTGAAAGCCCAACAGGTGGGCGCTCCCCCTGCACCGCTCGACCAGAAACAACTCTTCGCCGACTACCTCAAGCGGGTAGCAGGAGGAACAGGAGCGGGAACGGGAACGGGGATAGAAGTTGCGCCAAAACCGGGGACTGGGGTTGAGACTGAAACACCCAAAGTTGAGTTACCTTTCCTTGAAACCCCTGTGGCTAGCAATACGCGAGGTGGTGGCGGTGGTGGGCGTGGGAGTGACTCAGAAGGCCCAAGCGCATGGTCGCAGATGACACCTGAAGAACGCGCAGCTTACTATGCAGAACACCCGACTGAAGGAAAGTTAGCTCTTTTAGGTCAAGACGCGTTGGGGTATACCACTCTAGGGCTGTTGGCTAAAGCCGTAGGTAAGGATAAGTGGTACGACAGCAGGTTGGAAAAAATGGGCGTAAATCCAACCATAAGCTTAGAAAAACAAAACCAAATCGCCGGTACTGCAATGCAAAAAGCGTTGGACTCGCAAGCGGCTACTCAGGCTCAGCAACAAGCAATAACTGAGGCAAATAAAACAAGTACAGTTTTTGGCGGTTACCCCAACGGTGCTCCAAATCCATACAGCATGGGGCCGGGAACTCCGGGATTTAATGCTGTACCTACAGGCCCAACTAGAGGAGCCTTTCTTCCAACACCTCTAGGTACTAATGCTGCACCAACTGACGGTGGTGCGCCTCCAAGTGGTGGCGGTGGCGGTGGCAATAAAAGCAGTGATGGCGGGAATGGTGGTGGGTATAGCGGAGCGCCAAGTGCGGGTTCTGACGTAGGACGAAGTCCTCCGGGGTCTGCGCACACAGATGCCCAAGGCGGCTACCTGCAACACGGTAAATTTGACCAGCGCATGGCCCAAGGCGGACTCTCCGACCCCTACGACCTAGGCTCGTACTCTGACGGTGGTCGGTTGCTCAAGGGCCCCGGTGACGGTGTGTCCGATTCCATCCCTGCCACTATTGGTAAGGGACGCCCTGCTCGGTTAGCTGACGGTGAGTTTGTGATTCCAGCCCGTATCGTCTCTGAGATTGGCAACGGCTCCACTGATGCTGGTGCACGTAAGCTGTACGCCATGATGGACCGAATCCAAGCTGGGCGCAAGAAGTCTGTGGGTAAAAACAAGGTGGCGGTAAATAGCCGTGCCGACAAGCACCTGCCCGCATGACGGTAACGTATCAGACCGAAGACCCCGCCGAGTTTATTGAGGCGCTGAAGGGGGTTTTGCCTGAGCACTACGATGAGTTGTGCGTTACCAAAGACTTTCCACTCATGCCCGACTACGAGGCATATGGGCGGCTCCATGTAGCGGGGATGTTGCGCTGCATTACAGTTAAAGAGGATAATGAGCTAATTGGTTACGCAATTTTTATAGTGCATCCACACCTGCACTATCGGTCATGCATAACTGCCTTTGAGGATATTTACTTCCTGAAGAAGGAACACCGCAAGGGCCGAGTAGGAATCCGTCTGTTCCAGTTCGCTGAAGACGTGCTTAAAAAAGAAGGTGTTCATAGGATAATCATGCACACGAAAATCCATATGGACAACACGCATCTGTTTGAGTACCTCGGGTACAAGCTTACTGACAAGCTATTTACAAAGATTCTGGAGAAGGTATGAGCTACTCTCGCCGTCAACTCTACGCAATGGGTGAGCCCCTTGGAGATTCCGCAACATATCGTAAAGCCGGTGGAGGCTTAGTTTGCGGTGGAGGTGGAGGTGGTGGAGGTAGTCCTTCCAGTACTACTATAAGTTCCGCTGAACTCCCAGACTGGGCTCGGGGGTATGCCAAAAACACGTTGGCCGATGCAGCCAAGCTCACGGACATCAATAAGAATCCGTACAAGGCTTACGACCAACCTCGGATTGCTGGGTTCTCCCCCATGCAGGAGCAGGCACAAACGGCAGCTTCAAACATGTCGGCTGGGCCAGAAGCGTTCCAGAAAAACATGAGTTCGTACATGTCCCCGTACATGCAAAATGTAGTGGACGTACAAAAGCAAGAGGCTGCTCGGCAATCGGGAATTATGGGTACGCAGCAGCAAGCGCAAGCCGCTCAGTCCGGTGCTTTTGGTGGTGGTCGAGATGCCATCATGCGGGCAGAACGTGAACGTAACCTTGGTCAGCAGATGAACCAAATTCAAGCGCAGGGCTCCCAAGCTGCGTACGACCAAGCTGCAAATCAGTTCCGTCAAGGTATTACCCAAGACACGGCTATTAATCAGTTGCAAAACCAATACGGCGGTCAGCAGCAACAGCAAGCACAACGGGGTCTGGACCTTGGGTATCAAGACTTCTTGAACCAACAGAACTATCCCTACAAGCAGATTGGCTTCATGTCCGACTTGGTTCGGGGCTTGCCGTTGGGTCAGCAATCTACAGCATCCATGTATCAGGCTCCCCCGTCGATGATGCAGAACGTCGGTGCTTTAGGCATGGGCGCGTATGGCGCAAAGCAGTTGGGTATGTTTGCTGATGGTGGGCAGGTAGATAGCTACGCTGGCGGTGGTAAAGTCAATGCAATGAACGACCAGAACCAGATGGCCGACGCAGTGGACAAGCTCACCGACGAGCAGCTACAGCAAATCATTCAAAACCCATCCAGCGCAGCCGAACTTGAAGCAGCCAAGATGGAACTAGCTACCCGTGCCTCTGAACGAGGTGGACTTGCCGGTGCTTACAACATGGCCCAAGGCGGCATGGTTGCTTTTGCTCATGGGGGCATTCCCGGATACAAGGGTGGAGTTTTTGTACGTTCAAACGCAGACGAAGAGTCTGACTATGTAAACACTGCAAACGTGAACGACGAACTAGATGCACTTAGCGAAGACGGAATAGCCGCACTTGAACGAGACCAAATCTATTCGGCAGGAAATGCGCCTATGTACAACCGATTTGGTACAAGGCTTGAAAAGGCACTTAACGATAACGATGCTGCGCCCAATGTAGCACTGCGTACTGACCAAGAAATGGAAGATGCAGCGTTAGCTAGATTTGGACGTTTGAACGAAAGAATTGGTGGGGATAAAAGCTACGCGGATATCCAAAAGCAAATTGCTGATATGCGCGGGGAGAACGAAGGCTCATTAAAAGAGGCCAGAGGTTTAGCTGCGCTTCAAGGAATGGGCGCAATGCTTGAAGGTAATGATTTTGCAAGGGCTGCTGGTAAAGCTGCTGCTACTTCTGCCTCTGCATACGCTCCTGCACTGGCTGCTAAACGTAAGGCAGACCAATCTTTCACTGAGATGAACATTAATTTGGCTAAAGCTCAACGCGCAGAAAAAGCGGGTCTACTTAAAGAAGCCGACATGTACACGCAGAACGCAGAAGCCAACAAAATTAACGCCAATAAGGCAGCCACAGCATCACGTAAAGCGGGCCTTGAAGCCTTGGCACAAGCAATGCGGGCTACTAAACCTAACCTACCTAGGCCTGCCGCTGCGGCTAAACCCGGCGATATGAGCTTGTATGCACAAGGTACTCCTGAGCAACGAGCGTTGTATAACGAATTTTTAGAGAAGAAAGGCGCGGGTCTTGCTGGAGTAATGGCCGGTGTTACAGGTAGAACTGATACTGCGGAAGCAACAGACCTTAGAGCTCGTGACGAAGCTGCGGGCAAAGCAAGTAATGAGGCAGCAAAACTTCTGAAGAACACAGCCGCCTATAGAGAAGCATTAGACAACGATAAACGTAACGGAACTAAGACCGCTGAAGCTATGGAAAAACAAACGCGGGACACTGCTGAAGCTGGGTTCTATAGAAATGCTAGACCTAAAACGGATACAAGCGAAACGGCTAAAACTGCCAAGCCCGATATTAGTAAGGTAGAAGGTGCACCTGCTGGTAGTACCGTTGGGGATTACGTGCAAGGCAAAGGCTACAAGGTGTTAGACTCTAAAGGCAAGCATATCGGGTTTGTCCAGTAAGGAACTGCAATGAAATTTGTTCCTCTTTCAGAGGTGGAGTCTGACGTTGGTGAGGCTGCGCCCGCTAAAGCGTTCAAATTTGTCCCCCTAGATGCAGCCCCTGCTACTTCCTCAACCGCCGCACAAAACTTAGCCGAGGCGCAAGCTAGGCAAGACGTAGCTTCAAAAGGGCCAGAGCAAGTCTCAATACCCCAAGCAGAGTTGGCTGCTGCGGAAAAAAATGCTGCTGCGCTTAGGAGAGAGCTAGCGCGTAAGGGTGTAGATGTTGGTGCGCCTCCTGCTATTGGGAGCAGCAAGGCCGGGGATTTTTTACGCGCCCAAGCGCAAGGCCAACAACCCGCCCCCGCCGCTGCGGTAACTCCCGCACCACCTTCCGCCCCTGTGGTAGCCCCCGCCCTTGCTCCTAAACCCGTAGTCGGTGGTCGGTTTGGTGCCCTTGGTGTTGGCCCCGCCGCACGCCCTGCGCCGCCACAATTGTCTGCATTGGAAAAAGCGCCCAAGGTAGCTCCTGTAGTGTCTGAGACCCAAACAGCCCTCAACATGGCTGGGGTCAGCCCGCAGTACGTAGCTTCCCTAAAAGCCGAGTTCTATCAGCTACCACCTACCCAACGAGTTGCCGCATTGCAGCAAGCAATTGAAGCTAACCCACCCAACACGGTGAAGGGCCGTGCGGTACGCGCAGTAGCAGCAGAAGACGAGGCTTGGAAAGCGGCAACAAGCAGGACTTCCTCTGCTCGACTCCTCAGCCCTCGGATAGAAGACATAGCGGCGAACATCCAAGCCAAATACCCTGAGCGCCCTGCTGAGCTAGTCTTGTTGGATGCGCAAAGAGCTATAGACCAAGGACGTAGTGATGTTGATTACGACACCATGCAAAGAGATGTGGTTGGCGAACAAGCTGCTGCCGCCGCTGAGCAACAAGCTAAAGAACTTGAAGACGCTGGGTTAGCCAGACGTGCGGGTGCTGGGGCTTTATCGGGGGCTAAGAAAAGCGTTGCTGGGCTGGCTCAGTTTGGGGCTGACCTTTGGGGGGATAAAGAGTTCTCTCAGGAACTAGCAAACACGCAACGCATAGAAGGCGCTAAGTCTGCTGCAATCCCTCAAGGGGAAGGTGTTTTTGATAAGTCACTTCAAGGGGCAGTTACAAGCCTTGCAACGCAAGCACCTTTCTTGGTGTTGAGTGCCTTGACTGGTTCTCCCGCGCCCGTAATGGCACAAGCGGGCCTTGCTACATTTGGAGAAAAATACGGAGAAGGTAAAGCTGCGGGCCTTGGTACTGCAAAATCTGCTATACGGGCAATACCAATGGCTGCGGCAGAAGTATTTTTTGAGCGTTTTGGTATGACCAAAGCCCTTGGTGGGCTAAAAGCGCATATAGCTAAATACGGTGAAGATAGCGTATATAAGTACGTAGCAAAGGCTATAGCAACAGAGCTACCTTCTGAGATGGCTACTACCATATCGCAATACGGTATTGACGTATTGCCCGGTATAGGTCTGAACAAAAAACCTAGCCTTATTGACCTGTACCAACAAGTAGAAGAAACGCTACGTCAAACAGTGCTACAAGCCGGAATTACCGCAGGGGCTACTGTGGCTACGGTAAAGGGCGTTCAAGGTGCTAGAGCTACCCCACAAGCAATAGATGCAGCAAAAGAACGACTCCGCGAAACCGCTAACCAAATAGTCGGCATAGAAAAAACCAACGAGATACTTGGCCTTCGTGAAGGTGCATATGAGCGTCCGGGGGAAATAAGCCCAGCCAAGCTCATGGCAGAAATGAAACGAACTCCTTTTGCCTCTAGTTCAGGTGCCTTGAACGTACCCTCTGTAGAAAAAACCGTTGCTGAACCCAGACTAGGGGACATAGCAAACACGGGTATGCAAGAGGAAGAAGAACCCGGACTGCGTAGTTTTAAAAATCTAGGAGTGCAAGAGGAAGAAGAACCACCGTTGTTCGCCCCTCCAAACCCAGTAAAAGCAGAAGCGCAACGCAAAGAAGCTGTGACTGCTCTGGCCAACCGAATTGAACAAGAGCAGGGTATTCCTATTGAGGATGCCGAGCGGATTGCAGCCAATGATATTGCAGCTACCGAGGCGCAATACCGCCGCATTGCCGGTAAAGGTGTAGACCTGACCCGGATGGAAGAGATTGCACGTTCGCATATAGTGGCTGGTTACCCCCCTCCGGTCGCTATGGAGATGGCCGCAAAAGCGGTCCAAGAAGAACGCGCCGCCGACGCACTTGCTAAAGAAACAGGAGCACTAGATGTTAGAAAACCTAAGTCCAAAACAAGTAGAAGAGGCGCTGGCGTGGCTGGCGAGCCCGGAGTTGGAGCCCCCGCAGGACCTGAAACAACTACACGAGATGGAGTGGTTTCTACTGAGTCGGATGCTGGACTCGCTCCTACAGGAGAAGCACCACAGCCCGGTGCACTAACTGAAACCGAAGGAACCATTGATGGCACTGAAACCGTTAAAACCGAGCAAACAGAAACGCAAGGACAAGAAAAACCCGCCGCAGTAGGTAAACCTCCCAAAGCGCCCAAGCCCGTAAAGGTAAAGGAAGCCAAGGGGGATGTGCATACGTTTGAAGAAGCGCAAGAAAACAATGCACTTGGTAAACCTGTCAAAACCGGGTACAACTTACTCATCAACGGCGAAAAAGTTGGTACGTACAAAACCAAGCGCCAAGCTGTTGCTGCGTCTAACCTAACCAAAGCGGAAAAGACAGGCAATGCTGAACTGATTGCCAAGAACAAGAAAGCCTACGACGATGCAATTGCATCGACTGGCGCTGGCCGACCACCAAAGGTCTATCCAAGACAAAAGCCTCCCACTGCTACCGCCCCCGCTGTTGAGTCTGAAGAAGCCAAAGCTAAGCGGGAGATGGACGAGGCTAGAGCCGAAGCTGCTGCGCAAGAAGAGTCCGACCGTAAAAAAGCGGAAGACTTTGAAGCCAGCACCGCTCCAAAAGCTGAAGGCCCTATTACGGTAGTTGAAACCCAACTACTTAGGGGGGATGCGCTTACCGGCGCATCCACAAAGGTCAAGCTATCCGATGGTAGCGAGCACGAAATTAACCGCCAAGACTCTATTACCAGTATGGGGCTACCGGGGTGGCATGACGTAAATGCCGATACGATAAACAGCTATTTAGCGGATACCAAAGCTGAAGCCATCAAAGAACTAATCCGTCGGCAGGAAAAAAAGCGTGGAACGGCTAAAAAACCCAAGGGTAAAAAAGCCACCTCCGCCTCTGAAGCCCTTGAGACGGAAGCTAAGGAAAAGCTGGAAGAGCTAGAAGACCTGCTCAAGAACTACAACACAAACCCTGATGTTGCTAGCGCCAAAGCTTCTGCGCAAAGGATATACCGCATAGCCAACGACCTCGGCGCGCCTAAAGCAGTTCGGGACCGGGCTAAGAAAATCTTGGCGGACGAGATTGATGTTAAGGATATTGTCACGCAGAACAAAGATGCCATCCGCACTTCTTCTGCTGTGCTGCCCGGAGCTACGCCAGATGCAAAATTTGCTGAGTTCAAAAACGCCTCACAGGCTATTGCGCATGTAATCAAAACTGGTACTAAGTTTCAGCAAGCGTTGGGCAATCGCCTGCGCGGGTTTGTCAACGGAGTCAAGTTTGTAGTGGTCGAGAAAGACCAGAAGGTTCCTGAAGGATTGACTGGTGCGCGTATTGCCAAGCGGTGGGAAAAATCCATTGCTATGTACGTGGAGAACTACGATACCGGTGAACGCACTGTCTATGTCCGAGGCGCATCCTTTGGCAATCGCCAAGGCCTGAACAACACAACCGTGCTGCATGAACTGCTGCATGCGGCTACAAGTCGGAAGCTTGACCTAGGACTACAAGCTATTAAAGACGGCGCGTCTAGAAGCACAAAGCTCGTGCGAGATACGATTAAGCTGGTGGAGCTCATGCACAGTTCCGGTAGGCTGTTTAACGACCTCATCAAGCAAGGTAAAGCCACTGAGAGCATGCGGCTGTTGAACGCATACGGGGATGTATTTTCTGACCCCAAAGAATTCTTAGCCTACGGCATGACCGACGAGGACATGCAGAACTTCCTCATCCAAGCCCACGGGTACGAAGAAGACACTCCGTTCTTTACTCGGTTTGTCCGCGCCCTGCGCGACATGTTTGGCATGGGTGAGAACGACACAAACGCTTTGTCTGACCTGATTGTGGTGTCGGACAGCATCCTATCCACTCGGGTGCCGGTGGCCCAACGTACGGCGGGCATTAGCCTGAGCAGCGCAACAACCAAAGCTAGGCCCAGCGTCAATCAGCAACGGCTAGCCAAAATGCTCGGCAACAAGCTGTACGGTTCTCCCCAAGACATTGCCAAAGTGTCCATCAAGGAACTGTTCCAAAACGCATTTGACGCCATTAAAGAGGCTATGGAAAAGAGTGGGCTTACCTTGGGCAAGGTGAACATCAAAATAGATGACAAGACCCGCACCATCACGGTGATTGACAACGGCCCCGGTATGCCTACTAGTGTGATGGGCGGGCAGTTCTTGCAAATTGCAGGTACGGTCAAAGGTACAGACCGCGCTTCTGGTGGCCTTGGTGTTGCCAAGATGCTGTTCTTGTTCGAGAACGATAATCTGGAAGTTGTTTCCCTGCGTAATGGGGTTGTGTCCCGCATGGTCACCACTGGGGATGAGCTTAAAGCTGCTATGGCGGCAAACCCAGTTACTCTTTTTGAACAACTAAAAGATTTTCTTTCCCCGGAAGACATTGAAGTTATTGCGCCCGCAATACAAGCATCTATTGCTCGTATGCGGGAAAGTGGAGAAGTTGTACCTGAAATAAAAATTGAAACTTCAAACGACCCTGAAACGGTTGAGAAGTACACCAAGACTATGTTCCCCGATGGGCATGGTACTGCGGTGGTTGTGCAGATACCCAAGACCTACACAGACACAACTACTGGGGACGAAAAGGTAATTGACTTTAACAAATATGACCTCAAGGATATTCCAGTTTTAACCGACAGCCCTTTGTTCGGGGATATTGAGGTTACTGTTGATTTAGGGCGTAGCGCGGATACGTTACCTGTAGGGGCAAACTTTCCCAAAGATAAGTACACGTCGTTTGCCAACGTCAAATTTAATTGGGGTGTTGCCCGCATATACGTAAGCAAAGAAAAACCCACACAGGGCATGTGGGATGGGAACACTTTTGTGTTATCTAATGGGCTGTGGCAGTTCACAAACAACATGAAGGACCGTCCGGGTTGGGATGGCAAACAAATAAAACGTAAGTTTTACATCGACGTTTCCCCTGCGAGCAACATAAAGCCAGAAGACCCTGCGTACCCGTTTGAGTTGAACCGCCAAGGTTTTTCTAAGACCGCCGAAAAAGACTTCAAGAAGATATACAACTACATCACTGCCATTTATGGGCAGTTGGATTTAGCGCAAGGCGTAAAAAACTTTGGTACGGTTCAATACATGAACTTGGATGGCACACTGTCTAAGGCCGAAGTACTCGAACCAAAAACGCCCCCTACAGATACTGCGTTTACGCTAATCAAACCCACCGATAAAGTGGAGATTAAAGATGGCGTGATGTACGTAAACAACCGGGCAGTGCCTGAGTTGACCAACGATGACTTGTCTAAAACTAGTGTACGTATTGATGAGCTAACCATACCGCAAGACGAACTTGACCCCGGTCGAGTTATGGTGCACGACAACACCGCATATGCACAACCAGATAAAAAATCTGCGGGAGAAATACTAGATGAATTTGTAGGTAAAAATCCTGAAGAGTTTGCAATACAGTGGAGTTCAACCTTTGATGTAACAGGCCTTAAAGTTTTTGCCCTAGACAAATCAGGGAACAGGGCTACGTTGGATAAAGAATTACAGGGTGATGCTGCATCACTTGTTACTCAGCTAGAAAATCTTGGGTGGGTGCCTACGCCAAAAACAGAGGAAAGTAAATCGCTTTCTGATGTTGCACGGGAACTATTTGGTCAGGGTTACGACTCGTACCTAGCTGGTGTTGGGCGGGTGTTTATGAACCTGCGCTCGGCCCTAGTAGCCGCGCACGGTGACTATGCTAACCTTGCTAACGAAGTAATCGGTACAAGCATCGACAACGAGTACTACGGGGTAAGCATCAGAGTGCCGTTCCACGGCATGTTCATAAACCCTGCTGTGACTGCGTTGACTGACTCTCCAGCGCAGATTGCCTTGTCCCTAATAGGTACGATGGCCCATGAGTTGGCGCACTTCAGAGTGCGTAATCACGGTGCAGACTTTGCTACCGAAATGCAACGGGTTCTGGTATTGTTAGAGTCGGCACCCAACTCTGACTTGGGGATGCTTAAGAAGTACCTGACCAACCATATTGCTAAGAACCAAAGAATTTTTGATTTTTTAAACAAGGAGTTCCGCAGTGGAAATCTCAAACCTCGTGGAAACCGCTTCCAAGACGCTAGCAACCAGCAAATCGGAGATGAAAGCACTGCTCAGTCAGTGGAAGGCGCTCGCACAGCAGAAGGGTGGCGACCCAGCCTATCTCAAATCTCTGAACCGGGCACTGAAGGTGCTGGAGAACTCGACGACTCTACCGCAGATGATTCAGACGCTGAAGCGGTCGAACTAGCACTAAGGACTCAAGCCCAAGTTGACCGGGATGTTAAGAAGGCTGCGTATACATTCAACGAGTCCGTAAAGGGGCATGAGTTTTCTAAGACCATCTCTGCGTTGCAGATGGTGCAAGACCCGCGCAAAGTCCTACCGGCACTACGGGCGTTGTGGAAACGAGCTACTACGTCACAGCGCAATGTGTTGGTGTCTTTGCCGACAAACGAATTCTTAGCCGACTGGGCTGGAAACAGCGTACCTGAGCTTACCAATACTGCCAAGCTGATGCAGAAGATGTCGGGCATGGCTGAGCGGCTGCTCAAGGCTGCGGGTGAACTGACGGATGAGATTGACCGCACATTCCGCAAAAACCCTGACCTACGTAAAAAGCTGGACCGCATTACGTTGATGTCTACCCTTGCACAGGTAGACCCAGCAGACCCTAACGTACGGGTAAATTCTGAAGTACTTGATAAGCAATGGCGGGAACTTGGTGATGATGGGCGACGCCTGTACAAGCGCATAAGAGACCACTTCGACACGCTGTCCAAGTACTACACCCAACTGCTAGACGACCAGATTACTAAGTCCGGTCTTGACATTGCCCAACAAGCAAACCTGATGAAGAAAATCAGGGCCATCTACGAGACGGGTAGCAAAATTGTTCCGTACTTCCCCCTGATGCGTGATGGGGAATTCTGGCTGGCAATCGGTAAAGGTAATGGCCGTAAGTTCTTCTTGTTCAAGACACTAGAGGAACGCGACAATGCCATGCAAGGCTTTGCGGATGAGCGCATTGTGCCCCGTAAGCCCAACGAATCAAAGGCTCAGTTTGACAAGCGCAGGGCCGACAACCTCCAAGAGCTACTGGAGGACTACGACTTTGAGCATGGCAACAACATAAGCACTATGCGCCGTGCTTCCTACGGCAGCAGCCCCATGCTGGGAGAAGTGTTTGCTGCAATTGACTCGGCTAACCTAGAAGACATTGATGCGAAGGAAACCATCAAGGACGCTGTGTATCAGGTGTACATCCAGTCCATGCCAGAGCAGAGCTTCCGCAAGATGTTTATGCACAGGAAAGGCCGTGCAGGTTTCCGTCCTGACATCCTACAAAACACAGCCCACGCCTCGGCACAAATGGCTTCTCAGCTTGCCCGTATCAAGTACGCGCCGTTGTTGCGCAACTCATTGTCTGCGGCAAGAGACTCTATCAGCAACCGCCCACGGTATGAGCCGTTTGTGATTGAAATGCAGCGGCGTGTAGCTCTTAACTTGGCCCCAGAACGGCAATCAACTGCGGCTAATATCGCAGGGCTATTGAACAAGGCTTCGTTCATCTACTACTTGGGCGGCGCATCTTCTGCATTGCTCCAGCCGCTCAGCATTTTCCAAACGGGTATGCCTGTGCTTGCTCGGTACGGTGCGTTTAACGCCTCCATACAAATGGCAAAGATGCTCAAGGTATGGAACAAGGTGGGGGTGTACAAACGTAATATTGACGGTACGCACAGTTTTGTGGGGCCGTCTATGGAACACGGGGCATTGACCCCTTTCCAACGTAAGGCATTTAAAGCTGCTGAAGGACGCAAGCTATTTGCATCTACTTATGCTAGCGCAGTCTTTGACTACAAGAGCACTCCTACAGAAGAGCTTAGCTCCCCCACAATGAAGTTTGCCAAGGGCACGGTAGACACCTTGGTGCTCGGCGGGCTCATGCACTCAACCGAACGCATGTCGCGGGAGTTCATATACTTCTCCTCTATCGACCTGCAAGTAGCTGCGCTGAAAAAAGCAGAAGAGGATTTAACATCTGAAGAAGCTGAAAAAATCATAGACCAAGCTGTCTACGACACCAACGAAGCCCTCGGCAACTACGGGGAGTACAGCCGTCCGTTGTTCATGCGGAGTGTGGGCGGTAAGGTACTGACGCAGTTTATGATGTACCCGCTGCATGTGTCCTTGTTCTTGCTCAAGAACTTCAAGGAGATGATTAAGCCAATGAACGGACGCACTCGGCAAGAAGCGTTCAAGAAGTTTTTTGGCACCATGCTGTCTACGTATGTACTTGGTGGTTACGTGGCGCTTCCAATGTTCAGTACCCTCATGGGGTTCATAGGCGCAGCGTTCAATGCTCTTAGGGGCGACGATGACCAAATACCTGATTGGGAACTGTACGTACGTGAAGTTTTGATACCGGATATGTTTAACCAAGTTACGATTGACGGTAAACCGCTGTCCCAGTATCTTGACCCAGAACTAGCTAAAACTGGGCCCTTGAACTATTTCACCGGGGCAGACTTCTCTGGTCGCACCCAGCTTAACAACATGTGGTTGCGGGACACTAAAGTACACGCGACGTTCAGAGAAGATGCTATGGCGTTTGCGCTAGAGAAAGCTGGCCCTGCGGCAAATATGCTTGTTGCATACGGAGAAGGTTTTGAAGCTTTGTTTGCAGGAGACTACGGCAAAGCAATGAAGAAGTTTGCCCCTGCTGGATTCCGCAATTTTTCTACTGCTTATGAGCTATACACCCAAGGCGCTAAAGACAGCAAAGGCAATCAGCTACTTAGCAAGGATGCGTTTAGTACTGGGGCGTTGATTTTCCAAGCTGTTGGCTTTAGGTCGGATGCACTGGCTAACCTTCAGTACGTCAACTTTACAGTCATGGGCATAAAGCAAAAGATAGCCAATGAACGCCAACAGATACTGAATAAGCTAGACCGAGCAGACCGTGAAGGCGATACGGCTGCATATAGCAAGGCCTACAAAGAGATGGAAAAATTTAATGACAAGCACTATGAACTGGAAGTGCAAATATCACCCGACTCCTTAGCAGAATCGTTAGAGGCACGGCGAAAACAACGTGCAGAAACTTGGCGCGGGGCTAGGTTGGAAGCTGCGGGAACTTACGACAAGTACTTGTCTGCCTCTAGAAGGAAAGCTGCCGAAGCCGAGGCAGAAGGGCGCAAGAAATAAAAAACCCCCGGTGTTTAGCCGGGGGTAATGGAAGGACCACTTCCAAGGAGGAGCAACGCTGTCAGTGTAGCTCAAGTTCTCCAGACCCGCAAGCCCTTCACCCCATCCATGATGACCACCTTGGTGATGGTGGTTATCTTTAGCCGTTTTGTAACTACAGCCAACGTAGCCCGCGCCGCCTTGTGGTCGATGCAGGGGATGAAGAATGAATAGCCCTTGCGGAACTTGGACCAGTCAATCCTGTACGCTACTGTCTCGATTTTCATCTGTGCCCAGTATTGCTTCCACCCGCAGAGTCTCGTCGGCAGAGGTGTCAAACTTCAGGACGCGCACAGCAGGGGACACAATCTTCATGCCCTTAGACATGCGCTTGTTGGTGGCCTCTAGGAAAATACCCAAGTCGGTTAGCTTTTTCAGTAGCTCTTTGTAGCCTGTCTGCTGCTTGACGCAGAAAACTTTGAACTGCTTGGCCGAGATGTAGAGGTGCTTGGTATCCGGTTCGTAGCGTATGAGCAATTCCCCCCGTGGCTCCAGCGTCGGCAGCGCCGACAGATTACTGCGGGAATCGACTTCACCATTGACCACCAGCGTGTTGTAGATGTGCCCGTTGATGAACTCACCCAACGTAGAGATGGGGGACAGACTAGGGGGCTTTACATCTATGCGCATCTCGCCCAGCATGCCCTTCAACCAGCCGTACACGTTGCCCATGTGGAAGTCGTGCAGTCCTAGCTCTTTGGCAATCAAGCCACCGGCAATGTTGCATGCCGACTGTGCAGACCAAAAGCGTTCCCGTGAGGTGAACTGGACTTCCTTGTCGATGCGGGCCTGTACTTTGCGCACAAGGTCTTGGCAGTACTCAAGGTTGTTGACCAAGAAGCTGATGTAGATTTCCCCGGCATGGCCGTAGTTCTCGTTCAGTTGGTGGTCAAACATCTGCTTGCCGACAGCTACGCCGATTATGTCGTTTGGCTCAATCTTGTACTCCAGCAGACGCACAGACTCACCGTCCGGTGTGTTCTTCAACTCACCCAGCTTTTCATAAAAGCTGCAATTAGCCGAGGCCAAGGTCATGTTCTTCCATGAGGTGTTGTTAAGGCGCAGACTGTTGACGCTACCCCGCATGCGGTTCTTGCCTCGTCCGTGGCTGATGCCGTAGGCCAAGTCGGAGAACTCCGCGCTCGTCATGTTGGTAATCTCGTCGATGGTGTTGGGCAGGTTGTTCATCACCCCTAGCTGCTGCATCTTGGCGTTCAGTGTGTCCTTCTCGATGCCCATCAATTCTTTAGGCTGGCCGTACACGCTGTTGCACATACGCAGGATGGTGGACTTCCCTGACCCCGCCATCTCGTAGATGACGTTGATGATTGCCCCATCCAAGCCCGTGAACTTCATCAGCGGCGAACCGAACGCAGTCAGGGCAGCAAACGCATGCGGCTCCATCCCCGGCAGGGCGTACAGGTTAAACACTTCCTTCCACTTCTCAAAGGAACCCTTGGCATGAATCTTCTCGGCGAAAAACTCCGTTGCTTCTGACGGCGGGCTATAGAACGTACCGTCCTTGGTAATTTCTTTGTCGCCCATGATGAACTTGCTATCGTTCTCTACCCAACCAAATTGTGTTCTCATAATGTCTGCTTTCTTTTCGTACTGCATATTCTTAACAAAAGTCACCACGTAAACAGCTAGGTTCTCGTACTGCTTGTGGTGGGCCATGACCCCTTGCTGAGCCAATGCTTTGCGTAGCTCGTCCTTGGACGATATGGCTGCGGTGGATATGGAAAATTCTCTGATGCCGTCGTGTGGCAAGTGCAGCCTAAACAATATGACTTCACCCGCTTGAGGGTCGCGCATACGTTTAACCACGTAGAAATCATGCTCATAGACCATCGTAGGGTCTGCTTCTTCATCGTCGGCGCGTCTATAGACACCGCCATTCTTCCCGCGAAAAAACGGGAACGGATACTCAGGAATGTTTATGGTTACCTGCTTACCCGCTTCAACCTCAACAACCACTTCATTGTCTTCATCGTCGGCTTCCTCTATCTCTAGCCCCAACACAATCGGGGACTTAATCTTGCCTTTGTGCACACAGCCATCGCACCCACCGGGGTTTTGCTTCTCAAACGTAGTGCAGTGGTGTGGCCCACCTTTGGTCAGCAAGTGGTACACCTTGGCTTCAACCTCGTCAGGGTCGTAGTCAGGATACTGGTCTGACATCTTCTTGGTCGCACTGTCTTTGTCTACGCAGAAAGCTGCAATCGACAGGGCTGAGCGCCACAAAGGTTCCTCAAGGGTTGCTTGGTTCTCAAAGCAATGAATCAGTTGGTTGCAGCCTTCGCCCTTGGCCGACTTCATCATTATGGTTTTGAACCGCTTGACCTTGTTTGCCATCAACGCTTCCATCATCGGGCTCATGGAGCTTGGGATGAAGTCAGGTTTTGCGGGCTTAGGGTCAGGTGCGCCTAGCAACTCTTTCATCTGCGCATATGGGATGCGCACGGTATCGGAGTTCAATACCTCTACAGGCATTGGCTCTTCGTTTTTGAAGTTGAATGTGCCGGGTATACGCAGGACTCGTGATGCTTCAAACACCGACGAATCAACGATGAGCCCCTTCTCTACACACAACTCCCGTAGCCGACCTGACAGTGGCTCCCAATCTACACGGGACACTGTTTCTTCAAGTAGCCAGTAGGCATGAATCCCGTAACCGGAACTCACTAGGATTGGCCTTGGTAGGCCCACAGCCTTGCAGAACTTCTGAAACTCAACAAGCCCAGTTTGCTGGTCGATGTAACCCTTAACCTTGCCCCGCTCGTCGGGTGCAGCCTTCGTGGGGCCGCAGTCAATGTCCATCCACAGTGCGCGGAAGTAGGTGGCGTTCTCGTGTGTGCGGTTGTTCAGTGGGCCGTACTTGGCGCACCCAAAATACACATCAGCGTTACGCGCTACAAACTTCCCAACTAGCTCATCAACCTCTTCTCGTGTATCCGCAAACTGCTGGTCTACGTACTTACCAATCCCCAACACGCAGTACCTTCCCCCTACGGGAAGAACCGCATCCAGCAAGTCGAAGTTGGACATGTGTTATTTGCGCTTCTTGAGGTACTCTATGTACTGAATCACACGGGGCTGTAGGTGAATGGTGGGGGTTCTTACCCCCCAAAACCAGTTGTAAATCGTCATCCGACTTACGCTCAGTTCTTTTGCCAATTCACTTACAGACACCTCATGCTTGATACATAGGCGACCCAAGGCTACGCCCAAAGACTTGATGTTGGCCTTTTTGTTGGCTTCCACCAAGCTTTGGCTGTAACCATAGCTCATGCTTACTCCTCATCCGACCAAGCTGCCACCACCGAATCCAAGTTTTTCTTGGCAGTGACAGCGGGCTCAGCCGGTTTCTTGGACTCGCGCTTCTTAGGCTCCTCAAAAGGAGGTTCATCCTCGGCGGCAGCTTTGGCCTTGGGGGGCTCGGCTACACGCACAGGTGCTTCCAGCTTGGGAGCGCGACCGGACGTATCGGCTTGATACGGGGTCATGGTGACCATCTTCTGCACCGCAGGGTTTGCCGCCACTTTGCTCGTTACAGCATGCTCATGCTTGTTGATGAACCGCACAGGGGTGAACAGCACCGACTGGTTGTCGTTGTCCTCGTTGAAGCTCATCTGTGTAACCACGTAGTCCAAGCTCTTGCCGTTGTTAGCAAGGTACTTGGTGTAGCTCTCAAACGGATGGGTGTTGTCACCCACGCTATCACCGAACAGAGACTTGGAAGCCAAGTTCATCTGATAGACCTCGCCCTCAAGCGAAGTACCAAAGTCCTCTTCCAGCGTCACAGCAATGCGGCGCGAGTAGCGGCATGCCTTGGAGTTGCCCATACCGGAGCCCTTGATGTTCTGCTGGCACCCATCGCAGCGGTCAGCTTGGGGGTTTGCTGAACCAGCATCAGGCGCAGTGCCATCGTTAGAGAAGCAGTCAGGCGCAGTCGGCTCGGCATCAGGGCTCCATTGCTTAACGTAGAAGATACGTCCGACTTTGGGTGATGCGTTGACCACGATGACATTGAGGTCACCCTTGACTTTACCCATCTCTTCGCCGCCGACTACCTTGCGGAAGATGCCGTTTTTCGGCACGATGCGCTTGACACCAGTGCGACCAGCAAGTTGCTTTGTAAGCTCACTGACCCCAGCGGTTTGCAGGAAGTCGGGGAGGTCTTGATTTAACAAGGCGAGATTACTCATTTTCAATTTTCCTTTGAACGTCTAACTACCACGGTGTAAGAATTCTCCACGTTGAGACCAACGGGATACAAGTCGGGATTCTCTGCAAGAAAGTCCTTCATGTTTGTCTGATGAAGTCGTTTCTCCAGTAGGCCAAATGCACCTTGCCCTTCAATGAAGGAGTACATAGAATCCCAATCGTTCGTCCAGTACCGTGACTTAACTGAGCGAATGATTGTGCCGTGTGGGGTTTTGATGCTGTCGGCTCCGATGCGCTTGCATGCTTCAAGCATTTCATCTGCGACTATCTGCATCTGCTCTTCGAGACCCTTGTCTCTCTCCTCAAACTCTTTCTTAGCTATCGCCCGCTTGTCGCGTATCTTGATGTACACGGCGGCTAGCTTGTCCATGTCAACGGAGGATGTTTGCTCCTGAACTGCTTCGTCCATTGTTTGCTCCAGTGGTTAGTGGGAGAAGAACTATAACACAACTTTTGACATTGTCAACGTGTTTACGAAGAAATTTCTTGTCGGTATAAGTCTATGATTTTGCTGTGATTTCTTATGTTGCCCTGCAACATAGAGTACATCTTTGCTTCAACCGGACTGCCCGTGATGTGCACGATGGTCATGTTGTTGACCTGACCGGGGCGGTCAATTCGTGCGTTAGCTTGGAGGTAGGTTTCCACGCTAGTACAAGGAGCGTACCAGATGATTGTGTTCGCCGCCGTTAGGGTTAACCCGTGAGATGCGGCCTTTGGCTGGATGAGCAGCACCTTGGTTGTGTCCTGTTCTTGGAACCGCTTAACGATGTCGGAACGGTTATTAACACTGACGCTTCCGTTGATGACTTCACACGTTATGCCGTTCTTGATTAAGTGCTTCTCCAGTAGCTCGATGGTGTGCGTGAACGGGATAAACACCAGCACCTTGTGGCTCGACTCCTCAATGACTTCCTGTACCACATTCAGCCGATTGCCTACGTCGAACTCGATAACTTCACCCTTGTCGGTGTACACCGCACCGCCCGCAATTTGCAACAGCTTGTTAATTTGTACCGCAGCATTGACCGCGCTCACTTCTTCCCCGTCGGCTTCAATCAGCATCTGCTTGCGTAATACGTTGTAGTACTTGTGCTGCTGCGGAGACATGATGGCTTCGCGTTCAACGAACGTCACCGGAGGTAGGTCAAGACACTGCTTCTTCTCAAACCGGATGGCGGGCTGGAGGATGTTGGCTACAAGCTGGCTTGAGTTGGGCTTGGGAACCCAGCGGTACATGCTCACCTTGGTCATCACCGTGTCCTTGAACTGCCCAAAGAACGGCGACACAGCCTTGGGGTTGACTAGCTTAGCGAGTCCGTAAGCATCCACAGGCGACTGCGCAGCAGGTGTACCCGTCAGCATCCACAGACCCTTGATGGCCTTGTTCAGGTCACGCATAACTTTCCAGCGGGTTGTCTGTGCGTTCTTATACGCAGACGCCTCGTCCACCACAATCAAGTCGAAACCACCGGCAAGTATTTCCTTCTTGACAATGCCCACTCCATCGAAGTTGATGATGACGAACTCGGCCATGCCGTTGATGACTTCCTTGCGCTTCTCTGCGCTGCCATAAGCTATCGCAACCGTGCGGTGGAGAGCAAACTTGAACAGGTCACCCTGCCACGCCGACTTCATAATGGACAGGGGGCACACCACTAACACTCGTTTCACCAGCCCTATCTGCATGAGATAGTCCACGGCCCAAATCACTGATGCTGTCTTACCTGTACCCTGCTCGTTGAAGCAGAATGCTTTGGGGTTTGCTAATAGGAACTCGGCTGTTAACTTCTGATGCGCGAACGGGGTGAACCCGTGTGGACGGGGCCACTCATACTCTGATAGGTTCATTTTTTGGGTTTGTTGATTTTGACCGTGTGGTCTGAGTTACGGGTGAAAGAACGGTTGGCACTTGGGCTTTTCAGCTTCAGGTTACCCGCAGCGTTTGTGCCCCCTTTGGATAGAGGGATTGCATGGTCGATGTCCTTACCGGCTCGGTCAACACCCTTCTTGTCCATCTCGGTGCGGGCACGTTGACGTTCAAGGCGGGGCTTCTCTTCGCCTCGGTCTAGCTGTTGCTGGTATTCCTTTTTGTAAGGTCTAGGCTTGTTTACGTATGGCATTATTAGCTTCCAATCGTGGTTCTGAGTTTGTAGCAGTGCACTAGGTTTTCCATAGCTGAAAAGAAAGCTTGGGCTTCCATACCGCCATAGAGTGTTAACTGTACTTTATCGCTGGTAAAGTCGTAGTCATCTGGAAAACCTTTTGCATCAACTGCTATGTGGCTACCACCGTAACCACCCGTGTCAAAGGTGATTACAGTCTCTTCACTGTCGCCACCTGTGTTGTCGTTAGTGACCGTGATGTTTAAGAATTCCCAAAACGCACTTTCTTCAGCGTTCGCAACTTTTGCGTGTTCAAACTTCTCGTGGTCAAAGTCCAACCACTGTTTTGTTTCCTTCATGTTTAGCTCCTGTTGTACTCACATGACTTCACTGCGCAGAACTTGCACAGTGGGCCGCTTATGGGGTTCCACACCCCGTTCTTTATCGCTGCCTCGATACGGGCAACGTCTTGTGATGGCTTCTCTAGGTACTTGACCATCATCTCCTTGTGGTGCTCAGCCCGCACGAACTCCTTACTCACTACAAAGATAAGGCCCGACTTCACCCTCTGTATCTCCGGAAACTTGGCAAACAAGCCACAGGCAACAATGTCCAGTTGCTTCACGTCCGCATATCTCGCACTCTTGCTTGTCTTGTAGTCCACCGAGTGGGCCACCCCCGTCTTCCGATTGATAATGACCAAATCGGCTATCCCATGCCACCATACATTCGGTGCACTGAAATCGCAAGCCTCTAGGTCTTTGGTCAGCCCCAGTTTCACCTCGCATAGCTTTTCTCCTTCGATGTTCTTAAGCGCGTCCAACGTGGGCTGCATGTACTCAAAGGCAGAGGGAACTGGCACATCATCGCGGATGTATTCTTCGGCCACCGTGTGGGCAGTCTTGCCGTACAGCGTAGCTTGCGTGTCGGGCTCAACTATGTCCTTGGCTATTTTGGTGTGGTAGTACTTCCTCGGACATTGCTGAAACGTCTTTAAGCTGCTGAATGACCAGACGATGTTTTTCATTCGGTAAACCCTAGTTGGCGTAAAGTCTCAGCGGCCTTTGCTGGGCGGGCGGCGTTTGACGGCTTATCCCTGACGCTCTCAGCAACAGACCACAGCGCGGTATGACGGGGCGGGTTAACCCACTCCGTAATGTAAACATCTTTCATGCCCCTCAGTTTCTTTCGCACATCGCCCACAGTTATCCCTACGACTTTACCAATCTGCACGGGCGATAGGCCATTGGGTACGCTGCGTAGCAGATTGCGTATTTCATCTGGCTTGCTACTTTTTCTATAGTTGTCCCACACAGCAAAAGTTTCTTTGGTGGAAAAGCTATGTTCGTTAGCGCATTGGTAGCGGCGGTAAACTTCGTTGTTGGGTTTGCTGCGAGTCTCTTTCACCTCCACCCATGCCTTGCATGTTGGGCACTTCATTGTTGCTGTTCCTTCATGTGCCGCAGTGCACCGTACATAAGCCGTGCACAAATGACCGCATCCATAGTGTGAGTCATAGCTTGTTCCAGCTTACCGTCCAGCACAGCGTTGTGCGCGTCCTTCAATGCCTTTTCTGCGTCCATGCAGGGTTTAGCGTAATCAATAATCTCAGCAGTCGCCATAGCTTGCTCCATATCCAGCCTCACAATTTAAGGGTAATTCAAGCGCCCACTGGGGACGTAGGCGCATACATAGTTCAACGTACTCTTTAGCAACTTCAGCCTCGGCTGCGGGCACAATGATGGCAATCGCGTCATGGACGGTCATCACCACACGGTACTTCTTGGCAATCATCAGCATCTGCTCCCCAATGATGATACGGGCTAGGGCTTGGCACACGTTCTCAATGACCTTGCCGCCGTAAATTCGGTTGGGGATGGTGGCCTTGCCCTTCTTGGTGTCGTAGACGATTTCGGCCTTGCCTTCCTCGTTCTCGTATAGGCGCAAGTTGGGGTACTTCAAGCGCAAGCCATTTGGCAAGATGATGCCGTCTGCGCCCTGAACGGATAGAAAGTCGCCGCGTCCAAGATGCGTCTTCTGCTTCTGTAGTATGGCCTTGAGTGCTTCTCCTGCGTCTTTCCATAGCTCCACAATTTGCGGGTACGTCAAGCGGTACGTGTCGATGATGCGCTTGGCCTCATCTAGGGTTACCTCAACGCCAAAATTCTTGAGTTGGGCTTGGAACTTAGCTGGGCCCATGCCATACCCTGCACCGAGGATGGTCGTTTTGCCCACGAACCGTTCGTCTTTGGTAATCGACTCAATCGGCTTGTTGTAGATGGCCGAGGCCATTATTTTGTAGACATCCTCACCATCCTCAAACGCTTGCACTAGGTCGTTCTGCCCTGCCAGCCATGCCAACGTCCGCGCTTCAATCTGTGAAGAGTCCGAGTCCAGTATCACGTAGCCCGCAGGGGCAATGATGGCTTGCTTTAACTTGGACTTGCGTGGTAGGTTCTGTAGGTTCACCTTGTCATCGCCGCCCCAACGCCCCGTGTGTGCTGCGTAGTAGCGTAGGGGTACAGGCAACGGGCCTCGGTTAGCAATCCCAATGAACCGCTCGGTGCGTGTCTCCTCAATGGTGGACTTTGTGCCTAGCCGCGCAGCTACAAGTGCTTGTACTTCGTGGTGTGGGTGCTCAAGCAACGCCTTGAACTCCTCGTCAGTCTTGGAGAACGCATACGTCTGCTTGCCCGTAGTGGGGCTCTTCTTCATCGGGGGTTCTACCCCCAATTCCCGCAGTGACGCTGCAAATCTTGGATTGCTCATTAGGTCGTCTTTATCGTAGGCACCTAGAACAATTTCTTTAGTGGCTTTAACCTTATACAAGTGCTCTTCCAATACCCCTACGTCCAACCGCAACACCGGCTCGGTGAACATCTTGATGGTCAGGTCAATGAGCCGCAACTCAGTCGGCGGGAACTCTTTGCTCATCGCATTGAACAACGCCCATGTCAGGGTCACATCGTTCTTGCAATAGTCACCGTACCGTGCAAGCTGGTCGGCAGGGAACGCTTCACGGCGTAGCCCCAAGGCATTGACTACCTCAGTACCCTTAACGCCAAGGCCATAGTGGGCTGAAAGCACAGCCAAGCTACCGCCTACCTCTGTTCCATGTAACGCACGGCCCATGCTTAGCGTGTCCAGCCACCCCTTGGGCTTGATGCCGAACTGCTCGGACAGAATGAACCCGTCGAACACAGCGTTATGGGCTAGTGCAAGAGAGTTCCTCCAGTCATACCCCGACAAAAACTGCGCAGTCTCTATCATGCTTCCGGTGAACCACTCGGGCTCACCGTCGTCTACCTGTACTGCAACACCGATAACCTCGAAATACGTGCTGCGTATGTACTCCTCAGTGGTGTACTTCTTTAACCCATAGTCCGCAGAGTAGTAGGTCTCAAAGTCAATCGTGATGATGTTCATTTGTACGGGTTTTGGGTGTTGAGTGCAGGGTTGTAAGTGTTGACAGCGCCATTGGATAAGGCGTTGTATGCTCTATTGTTAGCGTCTCGCTGCTGTTGGCTGTTCCCTAGCTGCGCTGCACCAAACACATCATTGAGGCCGGTGCTTATTTCATTGACCACATGCTTCCTAGTCATAACCCCACTAGACCGTGCCTGTTTCACCGTTTCTTCCTCGGTGTCCCGCAGTATCCTGCGCATGACAAGCTCGTCGAACTCTTTGCGCCGCGCCTCTTTCAATGCCTCGTGCAACGCGCCCTTCTCGGGCTCGGTCATCACATCGCGGAAGTTGGGCTCGAACATGAAAGCCCATTTACCGGCGTTGCCGTAGAACTCTTCGGGGTTGGATTCCATACGGCCTAGTAGTGCACGTACACCTGCTGATAGTTCGCTCATTTTTTCTCCTTCATAAGGTTAAGATAGCCCCCAAGGGCAGATACATTGTCTTCGCTGAGGACGCAAGTTATGCCCCCAGCGGTTTCAATATCGCGTAGATTTTTGTCTTGTAGTGCGGTGGTCTTGCCACCATTGGCCTTGGCTTCGATAGCCAAAAACCTACCTTCGTAGCAGCACAAAAAGTCGGGTACTCCTGCATTGCCATACCCCGTACCAATCGGCATCGCGTAGTAGACCCCATGCACTTTGAGGATGGCCTTGATTTTGGCCTTGACAGCTACCTCTGGAGTTCGTGCCATACAACCTCCTTTTGGAAAGAACCCCATTGTTTCCACCGCCAGTGCGCTAATTCTTTACTTACCCCCACTAGCGCCGCGCACTCCACTAGCGTTCCAGTAAATACACCGTTGGAGTACCACCGTGTGGACGTTTTGTTTTTTTGCTGCTCGCTACGTGTAGCCCAGCGGCAATTGCTCGGTTTGTAGCCTAAGTTGGTGTTTACTCGCTCCAAACTATACTCAGCATTTGGGCGCTTCCCCATGTCCGCAAGAAAGTTTTCGTACTTTAACCATCGCTTACAGACTTTTATACCCCGAGCACCGTAGTACTCGTATGCGCTTTGGTTAGGGTTGGTACACCGAGCAACCATGGTGCGCCAAGTGTAGTGTTCAGGCCGTTCCTTACCACCCAAATAGCCGCCATGCGTAGTACGCGCTGCCATCCAATTAACACGTTGTTCAGGGGTCATAATTTTCTCCAAGGTTCAGGAGTATTGTACCCTAGTTCAGGTGTCGCTGCCATCTAATACTCCAGTAGTTTTCAGGCCCCCACTGTAGCACAGTATTGGACTTTGTCAACGTCAGAAACAAAAAAACCGCCCGAAGGCGGTTGGGGTTTTCCCTAACAATGTTAGGTTGCTAAGGTCTCCTGTAACTTGGTGGCGTACCACACTAGCTTAGCCAAGTCCTCAGAGGCATCGCCCTTGTAACCCACTCGGCTAGAGTACTTCAACACGTTGCCTTGCAAGTAGCCACGGAACTCTTCAGTCGTTAGCTTAGCTTGGATGAAGTCGATGACCTCGATACCGCCTACCTTGTAATGCGGAGGGCTGTTGACCATGTCTACCTCTATCTTGGGTTCTTCCATCGTGATGGGCATCTCCATTATCCTAGGCTCAAACGGGGTGTTGCTTGAGACCACGGCTATCGGTGTCCACGCTCCTGCCTTAGCTTTCCTTGTGTACCTACGCTTGGGTGCACCAAACTTTTTGTCTCGCCATAGTGTGGCATGCACACGATGCACCTTGATGCCTAGTTCCTTAGCTATCTCCATAGGTTTTGCCTTGGGATTAAGTTTCATGTAGACACGGATTTTATGTGCCGCGCTGTTTTTATGTGTTGCCATTGCTAGCTCCTTGCTGTTGGTTGGTTACGTACTCGGTAAGAATTTCTCGGATTTTGGCTTGCTTTGTGTACGGATGGTTTGTGCTGAAGTAGTCCAACACATTCCTTGGTAAACGCAAGCTCGTAGCAAACAACGACGGCTTCTTACTGGGGCCGCGCCCTTTGCGCTTTTTCTCGGGTTTCAAATACTCAATTCCGGTAGTCATGTTTTTTCCTAGTAGACGTTGTGCTTACGTGAACGCACGTAGCCACTGTTGGGTGTCATCAACTCGCTCCTTGGCTCATCGTAAAACTTACGGTTTCGCACTGACGCGCTGCTGTTAAACTTTTCAGGTGCTGACTTACGGATAGCCGCAATGACTGCATCTAGTTCCTTGTTGTCCACGTTGAAGTCCTCGCGGTTAGGACGCGCTGCCCACACTAGCATCTGCTGATGCTCAATACTTAACATCTTTACTCCTTCTTCAGGGACTTTATGTACACGGCAAAACTGTCCCTAGTCGTTGTGCCGAAAGCTTCTATGTCGTCGATACGCATAGCCGCCATGTTGAGTGCCGAGTTCCATCCATCAGTGAAAGCGTTAAGGTGTTCTACCCCCTTCGACTTCAGCATGTCCCGCAGTTCGTCCCGCTGTGCCTTGATGCACTCAGGGTAGTGGCAGTAGTAGCTGCATGAATGAACGTCATCCACCGTTCTGCCCCTTCAATTTAGCGTTTATCAAGCGTGTAAAGATTCGGGTGAATTCCCTGCTGCCAGCACCAATCATGTGCCGTTGCGTTTCAACAAATAGGTCATCAGCATCGTCGTCTGTCAGGTCTACCCACGGCTTCTTGTAGACCTGTATGTCATCATCCTCGTCATCCATTGTTCTTCTCCTTCAGCTTGGCTTCAATCTGGTCAAACAGTTTGCGGGTGTAGCCCTTGACGGGCGTGTCGCCCCACGACCCAATGATTTCTTTAATCTCCTCATCAGTCAGCCCTACCCACGGGCGCTGTGGTGGGGTGGTGTAGAGATGTCCTGTATATTTCTCAGGCAAAGCAGATTTCACAAGCACACCATCAATTACCAACGCCACAGGCTCCTGCGCTGGCTCCTGCATCTTGTTCGCAGCCATCTGCCGCTTAGCCTGATAGCCACCACCCCAATCACCCTGCCGCTTCGCCAATTCGTCAAACGCTTCGTCTTCTGCATCTTTCATACCAAACTCCATACGATTAGGCCAACACCACCCACGACAAACAGCACCACCATGACGGTCAACGCTGTGAACAACATACTGACTAGCATGTCATCGTCTTCATCGTTCATTTCTTTCTCTCTTTCAGCATTGCGTCTGCCATCATGTAGGATGTAACAGCAACTTCTTGTTTGACGTCCTTTCCCAAATGGCAATACATATCAATTAACTCTTTATCTGCTATGTAAGTTTGCATAGCTAACGCTGCGTAGTAATCACGCATGGTCATGTCGCGGGCATAGCCTCCGTGGACTTCTATCCACGTTTTGTCGGTGTCTTCTTTCATGCTTGCTCTCCTTTGAGTTCAGTCAGTCGTATCCTCAATCGCTCGATGCGCTGGTTGTTGTAGTCAACCATGCTGTATGCGTAGTCCAACGCAGACTCGGCTTTTAGTTTGTCGCGTTGAGCTTCCACCAGTTCCCGCGCTGCCATTTCCAACGGGGTCGGCGTCGTGGTTAGTCGCTTGTATATATCAATCATGCTTACTCCTTCTCAACCGGTACATCACCCCATTCACCGCTCGAGTCTCCAGCAATTGCTGCGGTATATTGGCTTGCAATGTCTTTCTCCCACCATTGCTGGAGGATGTGGACTGTTTTATAGGTCACAACAAAATCGCCTTGAACTGGCACTTGTACTTCGCGCTCAACAAAACGCAACTTGGGTGTTGGGGTCATTTGCACTCCTTGGTGAATACGGATGCCACGGTGTAGCACTTGGGTTGGTAGGTGGTGTAGCCGAGGTAGAACCCCGCCACGATGATGGTGGAGACAAGCCCGATGAGGGCGAAGAAGTCAGCTATGTATTTCATATTTGCTCCTCTTCAGTTACCGCTACAACAAACACCTCGTCATTCACTCGGCAACCTACGTCACTGAGGAAACATCCAGCGTCCACTAACTTGAGCATGCCTAGGTTTCTTTTCATGCTCTCAGGTAACGTATTATCATCATAGATTTGTACATTGTCATCTATTCTAACTAAGTACTTACCCGTATCTCGCACAACCAAAGCTGCGATTTGATTGTCAAACTGACGGCGAATCTCTTCGATGGACTTCACCTCCATGCTTAGCTGTTCTTCGCCTCCCAAATGTTTTGATACCTCGGCTCTACTGCGCGGCTCCAACGTCTGCACATACGCTAAGAACTCCGCATGCCCTGCACCCCTAACGTACTCAAGCATCGCTTCTTTGATGCTGTACTTGTGTTTATCAAGGGCTCGGCCTTTGGCGCTCTCCTGTTGGTTGATGAACCTATCGGCTTCCTTCTGCGCCTCGGCTAGACGCTCTTTCGGATTGCGCGGGGAGAATGTCTTCTTGACTTTGAGCACGGCCTTGTCCACATCTGCGGTCTTGTACGTACTGCCCCGTGTTCTGCTCTCGGCTATGCGGTGATTGCTAACCGCAACAACGTAGTCTCGCCCGTGATACAGGCGGCTGATGCTGCCAAGCTCTTCTCCATTTGCTACTACCTTGAACGTAACCACCTCGTCGCTAAAATGTATGGACGGCACTACGAACTGCCATAGCGGGTACATCGGGGCCAGCTTCACAATCGTCTGCTTCAGCAGGGTGTGGGCTTTCAGACTGCCCTTGGCATGGCCGTCCTTAACCACATCAGGGTGCAACACCACGTTGTTGAAATCAAATATGTTCATGTCTACTCCTAGGTTGATACTCTTAACTCTTACCACTCAAACTTCTTAAGGATGTCGTCCACCTTGGACTTCAACGCGCTGCGCGAGTCGGCATCCTCTTTGATGCTCTCGATGTCGGCCCCCATCATGGTTAGCTCTACTTGCCTACGTGCTGCTTCCAACACAGGGTCGTTCGTCACGTTCAGCTTGGTCAGCAGAGAACACAACTCGATGGGGTTGGTAATCAGCGTGTCGTGATACCGCTTCTTCGCATCCTCACCCTCAAGGTCGGTCAGCTTCTCAGACATACCGACAAGCATCTTGTGCAGTCTGTCCCACGGCTCACGCATCGCCTCGGCTAGCTTGTTCTCCTGCTGTGCAATGAACTCGGCCTTCATCTCCTCTAGGTCATACGCAGGGATGTCCAGTCGGAAGTCACCAGCCTCGGGCACAGGCTTCACCGTGCGCCGGAAACCGAACTTCTCTCGTACTGCTTCGATAGCTGGATAGTCCTCGGCCTTGTACAGCCCCTGCAACGCAATCGGTGCTTCGGCAACCAACCTCGGGTACTCAACATAGAAGTTGTTGCACATCATGTCGAACGTCTGCTCGAACCCATTCATGGTCTGCTTGTATTCCATGAACAACGCAGTCGGTAACATGCGCTCACCCTTGTCAGCCCACGGCAGCGTGTGCTTGTTGTGATACAGCCGAACCCGTGCAGCAAAGTCTGAGATGTCTTTGCGTAGGCTAGTACCTGCAAACAGATTCTTCTTCGTCTGTGACGCACCATGTACCGCCCCCGCATCGCTGTTTACCTTGTTGGTAATCTCGCGGTCAATCTTCGACGCAGGCCACACACTGATGTTCAGTTCCACTAACAATGCTGATGCACTAATACTCATTTCAGTTCTCCTTGGTTAAAAATTTCATTGCGTTTCGACATGGATAGTCTTCCCGTTCGGTGCAATGTCGCTACTGCCCCCAACGATGCACCACAGCACCTCTGCTGTCCAATCGCTACCCCAATCACCACCCACGTAGCCATCGGTCAACATGATGATGCACTCGGGCTTGATGGCCTTCTCTTTCAGGTACGTTGATACGCAGCTTGGGCTTGTGCCTCCACCGCCTCGGGGCTTGGTGCTTTGGATGATGTTGGATACCTCCGCGCCTTCGTACACCTCGTGCCTAGCTACCTCGCAGTCCCAGTACAGCAAGTCCACCACCTCGGGGTTGACCTCCTCGGCGATAGCTTTGACCTCGGACAGAAACTCAGCTTGCTCTTGCGCACCAATCGAACCCGACATGTCAAGACCAATCACGATGTGCCCAACCTTCTCGCCAATCATGCTTGGCATGTACACACCTGTAGACAGGAACCGACGATTGACTCTGCGCCAGCTACTCGTATCCTTGGCATTGCATGTGGCTTTCACAAACTCACGTAGCACCTCGCGCCAATCCACCTTGGGCTCCAACAACCCTTCGAGTTCGCGGTCAAGACCACCTGCTCCAGTACCCGCAATCTTTTGGTGCGCCATGATGCCTTGACGAATAGCTTGGTCAACCTCCTTGAGCAACTCCTTCTTCTCTGCATCGGTCATGTTCTTTGCATCGGCCCAGTCGTGCTCGTCGAACCCACCATCGCCATCACCGTCACTGTCACTGTCACCGTCACCATTGCCTTTGCCCTTACCTTTCTTCTCCTGCTTGAGAATGTCGAACACTTGCTTGGTGTTCATGTTGCGGAACCGCTCGTCAACCAAGCCCATGCGCTCACCCTTGTGCGGGCCGTCCTTGTACCTCGGCATAGCTACCAGCGTCTCGCTTGGGTCTATGTCTTGCAGTTGCAGATTGATAACGTAGTCACACGCTGAGTTAGCTAGACGATGGTCTTCGTCATGCAGCTTGCGCCATGTGGTCAGATGCCGGTACATCTTGTGATACCCCTCGTGTGCTACAAGGAAGTTCAACTCCTTGTCACTCAACTCCTTAACGAACGCCCGCCCGTATCGCTCGTCCCGCCCGTTGGTACAGGCTGTCGGGATGTTGTCATCTACCCGTGTCTTGCCCACCATCAAGATGCCCGATAGCAGGGCAAACTTAGGACTACGCATCAGCGCAATCTTTGCCTTCTGTAGTTTCCGTTCCTCGTTCATATCTAACTCCTTCTTTAATAGTCACACTCAATACGCCTACTCACCCTCAGCACATACGATGAGTCGTCTTGCTCACACTCAACATCCTCGGTGTCCTCACCTATGCGGACAAACTCAAACTTCCACTTCTTGCCATCCTCCTGCTCGTCTAGCAGGGCGTGGTACTTTGTCTTGAACGCATCGAACGCTTTCACGTCCTCGTAGCCCGAGTACCACTTCACGTTCTCGGGCTTAAACTCGTACCCGTAGATACGGTTGCTACTTATCTCCTCTAGGTCTCCGCACACCTCTTTGGGGAAGTTCTCGTCCATGAACAGCTTGAGTACAGGCAAGTCCTCCTTCGTCGTTGTGTAGAACAACGCATGCACATCACTTCGGTATCCCATGTCATCCATCCTTTCGTATTCAGTTAAGTCCCATGTCATCTCGGCTCCCGCTCGATGCTCAGCAGCATCTTCAGGGTCGCTATCACTTGGTCAGGGTCGGTTGTTTCCAGCAGTACATGTCGCGCTTTTACATCCCTGTTATCGTTTGGCTCCCACTTCAGCACGATGTACCTGTACTCCGCTTCATCTAAGCCCCACATCACTCGACGCTCCATGCCCACTTGGTAGTTGGGGTTGTGCCTCCTGAGTTCTTTCTCAAGCCACTCAATCTCGCGGACTTTGAGCGCAAGTTCTTGGGGGTAGTTCATCCTGTCTATGGGTGCGTACACAGCCATTTGGTTTCCGCCTCAGAGTAGGTCTTGGTTCTTAGCAACCCAGTCGGCGAACGCCTTGCAACTGAATGCAATGTTCTGCTTGGTCGGGGTCTTGGCAATGTTGATGGCGAACACCGATTGCCACTCGGGTTCAAACCGTTCCAAGTACGTCATAAAGGGCGTAATGGATTCCTTAGTAATCCGAGCGATTGCACCGAACACAACGATGGCACATGCCCCGCTGCTTGTAGGTATGCGCGTATTGCGAGGGTCAGCTATCGTTGCTTCCCACGTTGGCAGTTGGTCTGAGAACTCGATGTACGCTTGCATGTCTCGTGCACCTGACTCGCCGATAGCACCAGTCAACGCTGCAATGATGGACTCGTGGTCGTTCTGCTTGCGTGTGCGGACGATGTTGCTTGCTGTCTCGAGCGAACGTGGACTTACGAACGCATTCATAGTCTTGCGGGGATTGAAGATGTACGGGTTGTCGGCCTGTCCACCATCGGTGTAGCTTGCAAGCACTTGCGGGAAACGGTTAACCCACGCAATCACTTCGGGCTCGATGTTGCTGTTCATCGCCCACTCAATCCACTCGTCCGATGTCGGCTTAGCTACGGTTATCTCCACGATACGGTTGCGGGTATGCGCTTTCAAGGTATCGCCCACGCCGTCACTGCTCAAGTTACCCGTAAGAAATACCACATTGTTAGAATTCAATGAGATGTCACCCAAGCGCGGGTTGGCCTTCTCTAGCATCGGGTGCAGCATGTTCTTCACAGGGTCTGCGCCTTTGCTGAACTCGTCGAGCATGACGGCCACGG